GGAGACATTATAAAAAGTGGTGAGAAAAAGATTTATTCTACTATAAATATTTTTATTGCCAATCCTACTATGTATCGCATGCAATTATGGGATCTTGGTATTGATTGGAATAAAATGTCTGACTTTTCTTTGTTTTGTATGCTTGTTCCAAGTATAGACTCAAAATCTACAAAGTTACTATTCGGTGACTTGAATTTCCAATTATTTCAATTGCAACAAACACAAACAGAAGACGGGGAACCGTTTTTTTATTTACTTAATGAAGAACAAAATGTTCAGATAGATGAAGCCGCATATCTACAGATGGCTTCGTATTTAAGAGCTATGTTCAACACTTACCCAAAAGTGGAAAAAGCCAGGGGAAAATCTACAAAAGAATGGATGATTGAAGAAGATCGCATGAGCTTCGAACAACACAAAAATGATGTTTACAAATCCACTCTTCTACCACTCATATCTACTTGTCTTAATCATCCCGGTTTCAAATATAAAAAAAATGAATTACGTGAAGTTGGCATTGTTGAATTTATGGACAGTGTTCAAAGATTACAAGTTTATGAATCTTCTACTGCTTTACTTAAGGGTATTTATAGCGGCTTTGTTGACGCTTCAAAGATTGATAAGAATGAACTTAATTTCATGAGAGAAATTTCTCTCAAAAATTAATTTCTATATACAAAAAATTTAAAGGAGGAAATCATAATGGGATTTACATTAGATGATATCGTAATCGACCGTGTTCAGTATGGATATGCTGAAGATCTTAGCGGAAATCCATTATATGCATTAACTCAGCTTCAGGATGCAACTATTAATATCAGTGCTGAGTCAACAGATGCAACAGATAATCAGGGTAACCTGATCAAACGTTTCTGGAAGGCCAAAACAGGTGAGTTTACTGCAAATAATGCAATGATTAACCTGAACGTTATTGGCGCTGCGTCTGGTGAAGGTAAAAGAACTGCTTCTTCTACTAATAAAATTAAAATGCCAAAAATTATTACTGTAAAAGCTGGTGCAAAAGCAACATTAACAGGAGTTGTTGATGGTACTGTAAAAGTAAATGCTTTCAGCGCAAATGGTTCCATGGGTACTGCATATGAGAAAGATACCGCTGCTGCAACAGATAAATACGCTCTTACAGAAGGGGGAGAATTTACACCACCTACAGCTGCAGGCGTAGATACTTACATCGTTATGTATGAAAGAGAAGTTGAATCTGGTGTTGCTATTACTAATAAGGCAGATAAGTTCCCGCAGACAGTAAAGCTTACTTTAAAGGCTCTTGCTGTTGATCCATGTCATTCTGACGTTCTTAAAGGAGTGTATATTGTACTTCCATCATTCCAGGTATCTCCTGAAATTGAAATCTCTCTGACAACTGACGGACAGCTTGCTTACTCTGGATCTCTTCAGGTAGATTACTGCTCTGCTGATAAAGCTCTTTATCACATTTATTGGGCTGATGAAGACGAAGAATAATTATTAGATAATATAATATTATTCTAATTACGGTCGGTATGTGTCATAGCATACCGGCTGTTTTACTATCCATATTCAAGGAGGAAAACATGGTTAAGAAAAATAACAAGAAATGCATTTTATGCGGAAAAATATATACATATTGTAGTCGCTGTGAAGAATTCGACCATCTTCCAAGATGGATGGAGATTTATTGCAGCGATAATTGCAGAACAATCTTTAATACATTAACAGAATATAATGCTGAAAACATTACAGCTAGAGAAGCTGCTGAAAGAATGAAAGATTGTGATATGTCTGATGTCAGTAAATTTCATGAAGTAAATCAGAAAATGATTGCAAAAATTCAGAAAGAAACTGCTGATATTAAATTACAGAAGATCTCAGAAAAAGATATTGTTGAGCCGGATTCTGTAGTTGACGAAGAAAACAGCGAGGAAATTGAAACTCGTAAACCAGTACGTACAAGAAAACGTAAATAGTATTTGAATAGTGATTTTTTAGGGGTATGTCTCACTATTCGAGACTACCCCTTTTTTCACTTTTAAGGAGTAAAAGGAATATGAGAATACAATCAAATTTGAAGCCGCGTGATTATACGGAGAAAGAAGTCTGCAGGATTATAAATCCGAAGCAGCGTGATTTATATATTAAACATAGAGTATTTCCGATAGATATGTATCCAAGTGTTACGGATGACGGAAAAGATATTATTGTTTACATCTTTTTAATTGAAGAAACCAAAGAGCTGTTTCAGCAATGGCTTAATCATACACTTGAATAAGGAGAACTCTACATGAAAGAAAAAATTTTAGATAAACAAGTTCTAAGATATGTTATTGCTACTACTGTTTCTGGCAAACCAACATATCTCAAAAAGAAATTGCAAAAAATTGAATACAGTTTTGTAACAGATATTGATGACGCTACTAAATGCTCATCTTATGCTATTGCAGAGGCTGTAAGAAAATACTACGAACATGATACTCATGATACTAATGCAGGATTGATTATTATTCCGGTTGTTATCAGTTATGAATTAGTAAAAGAGGTTTAAATATATGGATAAATCAATTATATTGACAATTGATGATTTTATATCAGTGAATCACTATTTGGCATATAGAGCCATTATGAAAAATGGTAAACCAATGGCTATGAGTTATAAAACTCAAGAAGCCAAAAAATTCCAAACAGAATTTACTGAATATGTGAAACGACAAGCAAAAGAACAAAATTGGGAAACAGACCCTAATCCTATGCAGCACTACTATGTAGATGCTGTTTTTTATTTTCCAAGAATTGATATGGACACAAATAATTATTGGAAAGTTGCATTTGATGCAATCACTGACTCAGGTGTTATTTGGGTAGATGATAATATGGCTTGCGAACGAGTTATAAAAGTATTATACGATGCTAAAAACCCACGTATTGAATACACCATTTATAAGACTAATTTTATTGGTATTTTTGATAATATTGATCAGATGAATGCCTTCGAATCAACTTGTAAAAATTGCAAAAGATACTGTCGAAATTGCTCTATTTTAAGAAAAGCAAAAGAAGGACGTATCCAAGAAGAAATTCAAAATAATGTCTGTTCTAAATATAAGGAATGATTTTTATGTGGACAGACAATGAAAAACAAATATTGATTGAAAATTATCCAATAATGACAACTTCGGAACTTATGATTTTATTAAATAAGTCAGAAGGACAAATTAGAGGGATGAAAGAACGGTTAGGGCTTAACCAAAAACTTAATGTTTTTACTAATGAAGAAAAAGAATTGATACGAAAATTTTACGAAGAAAATTCAGAACAACTAAATTTGGATGATTTTGCCAAAAAGCTAAATCGTCCTAAGACATCAATTTGCAGGTACGCTAACAAAGAGGGATTAACAAAATCATCAAGACCCATGACAGAATTAAAGAAGAAAACTCTTTCAGATAAATCCAAAGAATTTATTTTAACTGAAAAATATCAAAAAGAGATTTATCCGAATCAAGTAGCATTACTAACATATTATGCTCAAAATGAACATCCAAAAGGTATGTTAAATAAACACCATACTGATGATGTTAGACAGAAAATGTCAAAATCACATATTGAATTGGCAAGAAACATGACAACCGAAGAAAAGCATGATATTGCTATGAAAGCAGTTCAAACAAGATTACATAATGGTGGGTATAATACTACTTCTAATGCGTATTCCAGATGCAAAGGTGGCATTAGATCTGATTTAGATTGTTATTTTAGGAGTGCATGGGAAGCTAATGTTGCTAGAATCTTAAATTGTAAAAATATTAAATGGGAATACGAAATAAAAAGATTCTTTTTTGAAGAAATAGTAGATGGTGTAGCAAGTTACCAGCCAGATTTTTACTTGCCAGAATATGATAAATGGATTGAAGTAAAAGGCTGGATGGATCAAAAAAGTAAAGTTAGATTGAAATTGTTTCAAGAACAATTTCCAGATGAATATAACAAATTAATTTTAATTGATGAAAAATACTATAACCAATTAAGAGCTGATTACTCTTATATTGAAAATTGGGAAAAATAAGGAATAAAAGGAGATTTATTATGAGCGAAATAAATAAAGTTAATTCAGATACAATTGAAAGAAAAATTGATGTTCCAGAGTTTATCAGACGATATAATCTCTTGAAAACAGATGAACAGCGAGATGAATTTGTAAAAAGTACAGTTTGGAGAACTTATTGTCCCGTTTTAGAAAAGAAACTTGTTCTTCAGACCATACTCGAAAAGTCTATTACTACTGGAAAAAATGGGGTTCAGTATATTGATATGTTTTTATCTAAAATCAATATGACTACTACTATCCTTATTTTATATACAAAACTGAATATAGTAAAAACTGATGATAGTACTACAAATGCATTTCAAGATTATGATTTATTATTTGAAAATAATCTCATGAATAAAATTTGTGAAATTATCGGAGAAAGAGAATTGTCTGAACTTATGAGTATTAATAGTTTGCTTATGGGTAATTTCCATGAAGAAAATAAAAATATCGAAGCATATGTTGCGAAATATACAGAAGCATTTGCTACTACTGTTGGTATGTTTGCCAACGAAGGTATTTCTGAATTAATGAAATATGTAAAGGAAAATGGAATTAAACTTGATTTGAAATAAATTATAGGAAGGGGGGCATTTGATATGACAATAGAGGAATTTGCTCGAAGGATAAAAAAATTAATGGCTGATATCCCACAGCCATTTTCAAATTATTTGGCTGAAGCTATAGCTCCAGAAGTTAAAGCCAAAGTTAAAGAAATATTTGATAAATGGGTTAACAATTATTATGCGAGTTATTCCCCAATATATTACAGCAGAACATATGGATTAAGAGATGCATATGTTTGTGAAGTATACGGAAATCTTCTTGTATTTGAATCAGATGCCTCTTTACTAAATGGATCTCATAGAGTAAGCAATGAATATATTTATGACCGTATGTTTTTTGAAGGATGGCATGGAGGCGCTGATAAAGGAGAAGGTCATCCGGCGCCAGGATCATTATATTGGAGATCTCCATTTAAAGAGTATACACATTGGGGAGCTATGGCTGCTTCATCTGCTGCTCCTGGACCTAAAATTCAGTCAGACGTAAAAAACTATTTTAAAAGTGGAGAATGGCATAAAAAAGTAGAGGCTGTAGGGATAGATCTACTTATAAATCGTTATGGATTATAATATAAAGGTTGGTGAACAATACATATGGCAAAAATAAGAGAAGAACTTGAAATAGTAAGTAGTGACGATCTTAATTCATTGCTTAATAGATTAAATAAATTAAAAGATGAAATTAAGGATACTAACAATACAACAGTTAAGCCTAAGACAGATTCGTCAGAAATTGATAAAGCTAATATAAAATTAGACAATTTAAGAAAAAATGCTCAAAGTGGAATTGATGCAAAAGTAAATGTTCAACTTGATGCTTCTGATTTAAAGAAGCTCAATAATCTCCCAACTGCAAAAGCAAAAGTGGATTTTCTAGTAAATAAAGGTACTATCAGCAAAAGCATTGGTAAAGATTTACAGGCCGCTATTGGGAAAGCTTATTCAGATGTCAGTAGAAAATTCAAAGATTTTCCAGGGCTAGATAAAGAGCCTAATATATCTCTTGATAATTTCATGAAAAGAGTTCCTGAATTATCAGCTCGTCAAAGAAGTGGCATAATTCAGACACTTACGGATAAGGGCATAATATCAGATAAAAATATTCCTGAATCATACGAAACTGTATATAGATTAAAAAGCTACTTAGAAAATGCTAAAAAAGCAGTATCTAAAACTATTCCGTCCGAGGCGTTTACTGCCCCGGATCTTTCTTTATCTGCAACAGAATATGGTAATGCAATTAATGAACAAGTGAAGCTCGTACAAAATGTACTTAATGCTTCTAAGTTTTTTGCTGATTTAAGTTCTAAAATGAATGTTAAAGCTGCTGCAAAAGTTTCACCTGAAGAAATGTATAAATTAATGGGCGTTGGTTCTGAAAAGGCTGATACAGGTAACTATGTTGCTTATCTGGCAGATCAGATTGCTAAGAAAGCAAATGTATATGATATTATCGATCAGGTTGTAACGGGCGCTCTGGATCCGACGCAGATCAGTCAAAAAGATATTGCAAATAGCATTTCAAAAATTACTAAAAAGAAAGAATCTACACCTAAGGCTTCTTTTACTGGTAAAACTAAAAAAAAAGTAAAACCTGTTATTGATGATTCTGATGACTCAGATCGACCAGAAGGAAATATTGAAAAATTATATGATGAATTAAAAGATGCATATAAAAATTTTGTAGAAGCAAGAAAAGCAAGAAAAACAAATAGTATTCATCCATCTGATTATGCTTTAAAAAGTGCAGTATTTAGAGAAGCGTATGCAAAAGTAGCACCACATTTATTTGATGATGAGAAAGAAAAATTTGTTGGTCCAAAACCTATGAGTCAAGAAGTAGCACAATTAGCTGCTGATTCTACAAGAAAAACAGTAGAACAGATTTATTCGATAAAGAAGCCGCTTAAAGATCTGGGTTATTTAGGGAATAATCCCGATGTGTCTAAGATATTCGATAGAATTTCCAACAGAATTATTAAAATTAATGCCGATAAACTCAATAACCGCGATAATGAAAATGGCGATACTGATGAAATTATAAAAAATATTGGAGTAATGAATAAATTAGCAAGTCAGCTTGAAGATATGATTCATGCTGACGGGCATGTGGATTTTGCTATTAAAAATCTTCCTACTATTACGAAACCAGCTACTACTGCTTCATCGTTACTTGATAATTCTGATATTAAAAAACAGACAGAAGAAACTGCAGATGCTATTACTAGAACAGCAGATCAAGTTATTGATGCAAAATCCAAAGAAGCTGATGCTGTTGTTGCTGCAAATGATAAAATTGCTGAGTCCGAGAAGAAAGTAACAAATCAAGTTACAGATGCTGCAAAAGAACAGAACGATACAATCAAAACTGTGTTTGGTTTGAAGAATGTTAATTCTAATTTAACAGAAGAACCTGTTACTCCACCAGAATTAGATGGCTTAAAACAGCTTTCTCAAAGGGAATTTGGTGACGCGCAGAAATATATTAAAGTGTATGAAGATACTAACAGAACTATATACACCCTTACTCAGACATATAAAAAACAGTTCGATGCTAATGGTAATCTTTTAGCTGAGGGATATGAAAATGCTATTGCATATTATGATAGTTATGAGAAACTTGAGGGAGAAGCTGTTAAATTAAGTAAAAAGATTAACTCTAATTATGCGAAACTTGATACAGAAAGATATAAATCTACTGATAAACAGAATCCTAATTATCTTAAAAAGTTACAGGATGATATCAAATCTGATCAACAAGACTTATCCGAACTACATAGAATTGCAAGGTTAAATGCATCTCTTTCTAATAACAATTATACATATCAGGATTTTACTCAAGCACTTCGAAAAGGATCTGCTGAATCCGCCAGATCATTATCTGCAACTCGTAAAACAAATCGTGATAATTTCAATGTTCAAAAAGATACATTAAATACCGATCTTTCTAAACAGATTTCTGATGTGAAATCTCTTGGTCAGGCAGGCGCTATTGCTGCTGCAAAGCTTCAGACTGTACAACAGGCTTTAGTTGGTATTACTACTCCTTCTGGACTTGAAGATACCAAGAAACAGATCGAGGATATTGGTAAACAATTCGATGCAAATAAAACTCGTGAGTCTGCATTAAATTATGTTCACAACCTGGAACAGGGATTAACTGGTAAATTACCTATCACTAAACAAAATAGTGCTACTTCTCAATTTGAAGATAGTATCAATAGAACAAATGGTACATGGACTGGACCATTAGCTGATTTGGATAAAACATTCAAATTTAATCGTAATACTACTGCAACGGAAATTGACGGATATATTGCCGATGCAAAAAAACTTGGAGATATCGGGAAAGAGTCAGCAGAAGCATTTTCCAATTTAAAAACAAATCTTGAAAATTGCTATACAGAATCTGGATTGAAACAAATTCAGACACAAATGCGTGGAATTTCCAAAGAAATGTCTACTGCCAAAAAGCAGGCAGATGAAGCTGCGAAAAATTCTGAAACTGCAAAGATCAATGATCAGTATACTCAGATTATGTCAGATATGTCTAATCTTGAGAAGAAAAATAAAGAACTTCGTACTGCTCTAAAAAGCGATAAAAACGCTGATTATATTAAAAATATTACCGCAGAACGAGATGCATATAAACAGGCTGTAGCAGGTGCAGATGAATATATTGATAAGCATAGAGAGGTTCTCGGAGATAAAGCTGTAAAACAATACAATACAGCTAAAAGTCGTGCCGGTCAGGTAGAAACAGATATCGAAAATGATATTGCAGCACAAACAAAAGCAATTGATACCAAAGATTTTACTGATAGATATACTTCTGCTATTGCTGATGTAAAAGCATTGGGCGAAGCTTATAAAGAACTTAGTAGTATTCAGAAAGAAGCATTTTCTAAAAAATCCGGACAATCTGCTACCACTTTGGACGATTATAATCAGAGAATTACTACTGCTCAGAATAAAATAAAAACTTTAACTACTAAAGTACAAGATTTCCGAGATAATGTATGGGGATCTGATGCTGCTCAAGTGGATAAATTAAATCAGAAAGTATTTGACAATTACGAAAAACAGTTCGACAATATGTCAAATACAAAAGATAACTATACTGCTGATTTAGTAGAAGCAATGAAAACTGCATATCAATTGAAGCGTTCTACTGAGGCTAGTCTACTGAAGAAAGCAATGAATGTTTCTTTAGACTCAGGCCAGTCTGCTGAATTAAAAGGCAAAAATTCCTATGCTTCTCAGCTTTATGGTTCTTTACGAGATCAGGTTATAGAGCAGTTTGGTAAAGATTTTCAGGAGCAGGCAATTTCTGATTTAAGAACAACTGCAAATAGTCAGAGAAGCGATATTCTCAATACAAATTTCAAAACACTCTCTGGTGACATTGGTCAATACGTTTCCAGTGTCACTAAAGCAGGTCGTGCTTCAAAACAGTTTGAAAGTGATTTTTCTGGAATTTCTACAGATCTTGTAAATCTACAAAATACTTTCACAAATCCTTCTAAATTAAATTCTCAAGGTATTGCAGAATATTTTGATCAGATGAATGCAATTGCTAAAAATTATGAATCTCTGAAACAGCATTATTCCTCTGGTATAGGTAAAATATCGCTTGATTATGAACAGGCTCTTGGAGCAATCAGTGGTGAAAAATCTGTTGGAAAAAATAGCAATTACCTTAGAGCGGCTCAAAGTTATATTGAAGAATACAATGGTATTTGGAGTAAATATAATGAAGATGTTAAACAATTTGCTGAGGGTAGTGCAGAAAGACAGCAATTAACCGCGCAAGCTGAAAAAGATTCTACAGAAACTATCAAGAAGATGCAGAATCTTGCAAAAAATGCATCCAAGTATGAAAAAGTTACAAATAAAGGAACCGAAATTGACTGGACAGCAAATAGAACAAAAAATACAAAAGATGCTTCTGCATTTTTAAATCAATACGCTTCTTCTATCGGGTTGACTTCTGAGATTTCTACTAAAATCAATGAGTCTACTGGTCAAGTAACAAAAACATTCACTGATATTTCCGGAAATACTGTAACATTAACCGGTAATATTGATAAATTTAATGATTCACTGCGTGTAACACAGTCATTAGTTTCTAAGAGTGGATCTGGAATGTCTTCATTTGGTAATTCTATCAAAGGAATGGTATCAGGAAACTTTAAAGGTGCTATTGCAGATATTGCAAGTTATGTTTCTTATTTCCAGGTGACCATGAAAGCAATTCAGCAGGCCAAACAAGGTTTCAATGATTTCTTAAATTTTCAAAAAGACTTAACAAATATTAGTTACACAATGAATTTATCACCGGATCAATTACAGAATCTTGGTACTTCTGCAATTGATATGGCAAAAGATTTATCAATGTCATTAGATAATACTATGGACATTTATAAAATCTATGCGAATATGAATACTACTGCTTCTGAAATTCAGCAGACAGCTAGACCAACTGCTATCTTAAGTAACTTAAGTGGTGTTGATGCCTCTACTGCTGCCGATCAGGTACAGGGTATTTTACAGCAGTTCCATATGTTAGAAGATGGATCTACTACTGCTGCTGATGCCTCTATGCATATTGTCGATGTTCTGGATAAAGTTTCCGGAAGTGTGGGAATTGATTACGCTAAAGGTATCAAAATTATTTCTGATGCTGTACAGGCTTCCGGTCAGGTTGCTTATGATGCAGGTATGTCATATGAACAGCTTGCAGCTATTACTGCTAAAGTATCAGAAAGAACTCGTGAAGATGGATCTTCAATTGGTAATGCTTTGAAGACAATTATCACAAGAACTACAAAAGTCGGTAAAATGCCACAATACGCCGACGAAGTTGACAATGCAGCTTTATCTAATGCTTCTGCATCTCTGCATGCTATAGGTGTAGATGTTTATAATCCGGATGGATCTGATCGTGGTATCATTACTGTTATGTCTGAGCTTAAAGATAAGTGGGACGATTTAACTGATGCACAGCAAGCCAAAATTTCGTACGACGTAGCAGCAACACGCCAGACGAGCAAGTTCAAGTCCATGCTGGATGCATTCACAGACTCCATGTCACTGGCAGAAGAAGCAACGACCGCAAATGGTAATGCTGAAGCTAACCAGGAAAAATATATGGAATCAACCGCTGGTAAACTACAAGCAATCAAAACACAGATGCAAGATTTCTGGGTTAATTTCTATAATTCAGGTACTGTAAATGGCGTTCTTGAATTTGTGCATAGTTTAACAGAAGGATTTACGTCACTTGAAAAAACACTTGGACCAATACCGGCATTACTTACTGCTGTATTTGCAGCAATGACAGTAAAAAATGCAACAATGGCAGGATTAAAATTCCTGAGTGGTGGAGGTCTTGCAACAGTCGTAGGTTGACCCAAAAATCTAAGGGTTACACGTTATTTTCCGATTTTTAACAATGAGCCTATCTACATAGAGATTCATATCAATGTGTGGAGAATAGCGACTTAAAATAAATAGAGGATTAATACGTCGAATTCACTATTCTATGCTGATCGCATAGTGAAGTGGGCGAAAGCTCGTGACAACGCACGTACCAACCTGATTTACGATTTAGTCATATGTGAAACGTTAGTAACAATTACGCAAGTAATGACGAGGGAAACATATTAATAATCAGGAGGAGTAGAGAGAGCACCCTTCCTCGGAGTATATTATATATACTTTTAATGAATGTTCCATGAGCGGCACTTCTCTTCTGCCGAATCGCTTTATGCGAAAGAGAGAAATTATATTTGATAAAAGAAAGACACCGCGGTGATCAAGCGCAGTGTCTGTAAGATAAGCTTTGAATTTTAAATTATTGAAATTTAACCTTTAAAACTTTAATTGTGTGGGTTTCACCCCACACTACCAGAGTTGTATTTCTACTTCTCCGGTGTCTCGCTTGCAAACTCGCAATTAAAATCAATACTTTGTTCTTCTAGGTTTATTGATGTCACGAGTTTGATTGGATTGTGCTGTAACATCATCCATAAAGCTGCAAGTAATGCTAAAACCCTAATGATTTTTTTAATTGCTATTTTTGCAAGCTTAAATTGATGCTCTTCACTCTTCATAGTCCACCTCCCTTCTGCCATATGGCTAAAGTAAATATAGGGGATTTTTGATTTGGACAGAACATCCAATTTTGATATTCCTAATTGTAGGTGTGTGCAAAGCCGAGGCACACTCTCGGCTATCCTACAATTAGTAAATATATCACTAGACTTTATTGTTGTAAAGTCAGAACGTAAGTTCATTCTTTTTCATATGTCATACATCCAATGATTAGATATCGTTTTGTCCTGCCGTATTCTTCTGAATCAGTTTGGGCGTAAAGCGTATAGATATTTTTAAAAGGTTTCGGAGCAGGTTTTTTACAAAACGGAGCTGAATGTAATTTTTTTTCATACGGATCTAATTCTTTTCTAAAATTGTCAAGAAAATTCTGTTTTTTGATTTGTATTTCATAATCTGACCTATTCTTTAGGTCTGACATTGTAATAGAATATTCTGTTTGACAATATTTACCAGGAAAAATATCCTGAATGACAATAACTTCACATCCACATATGTCAAGAATTAAAAATGGTTTACAGGAACAATAAAATTCTGTGAATACCCATCGTGTGCTTCCATATGAGTTCATTGATATACTATTTTCAGGAGTGACTGTTAATGATAAATTTGCAATATTTTTATGTAATGCTTTCGTGTAAATATCTTTGACCGGTTTATACTTTGCATATTTGCTTTGTGAGACAGAAATTAATTCTTGAAAATCGTCTGGAAGATTTGAATTTATGTGTCCAATCATTCTTATACTAAGGCTTATATAATCAGGATCAGATATTGATAAACCATTATTATGTACCAGAATTTTCCTTAGAAGTTTTTTATCGACAATTCGATAATCTTCCCAGAGAGTATTTGATTCTTCTTTTAATTTTAGAACATCTGGAGTATTAATTTCATCCCAAAATGATTGCTTAATTTGTTTTTGAGATTCACCGATTTCTATAATCTTTTTTATTCTATTGATTTCTTCTGGGCTATAATTTCCAGTATACATATGTACTCCATTCTGAAAGTAGGTGTTTATATGATTAGCTTAACAAAAAATAATAACATTATTATTCCATCTCAGATTCAGTTTGAAAACCAATTTGCCGTCTTGGGGCTTCTGGAATTTCCTTTGGCTGCGCGCTTAAGAGAAAATCCAACTGATTTATATGTTGTATCAGTTTCTGCGGTTTGCCATAACTGTCCTCTCCGTAAAACACGATTAGGTTGTACCCAATGTAGCCGACTTTGTTGACAATTATCCTTGTTTAAATGCTACAACTTTGGCAAATTCTACAGCTACATCATGCGCTACACCCTCAACAAATTCAAGAGTATGATTCCCTACTTTACCAACAATATTTTTAGTTTTATCCCAAACAGGTTCTGGTTCAGTAGCATCAATGAATTTATGTCCTACATATGTAATTTCATTTATTAAACACTCATTAATATACGGAGAAGCCTTAGGATTTCTATTAGAAATTTTAATAAACCCAATTTCTTCAAGTTTCATGACGGTATACATAATATCTTTGCTGTCATATGTCTGATTTAATGGCGATGCTAATAATTGTTTAAAAGTTACAGGTATAAGAGAAAATGAACCATCTTGCAATTCTCGATAATCAATATTGTTTTTGCAATAAATCAAAACATCTCTTACACATTCTTCGTTTAACGTCATACTTATTACCTCCATAAGAAAGGATTAAAAATGAATACAAATTATAAAATTTTATCAACTGTTGTAGATATTACGCAATTGCTTCATGAAAACAATTGTACATATAATGAATCATATAAAATATTACAGATGGTTACAAATGAGTTAAAACAACAGCAGGAAAATATAGAATATCCTACAGTAGATGATTATTTATCTAATCATAAAACACATAATGCAAATAATCAAGTTATTGCTGCATTAAATCATATAGATGGATATTGCTAATCACCTTCCTGGCCACCATTTGTGGCCGCACTTCTGACAGAGATTCTTCTTCTGAGATGCACCAATCCAGCCGAAGAGTCCATAACCTTGTTCTTCTGTTGTGACTGATGTGGAACCACACCGTGGACAATGAACGACGTTTTGAGATGTATTTGGTTGTGGAGTTGGCTGTTGCGGTCTGTCATTATATCTTGGTAAGACATCAAATTCGAATGTTTGAAAATTATTTTTTATACATTCAAGTACTAATTTTGCCGTTACATAAGTTGATAAAAAATAGAATTCTGACCATTTTTTTAATTCATTGTAGAATTGTAAATATTTTTCATCACTTATTACCGGACGAAAATTTGATATTCCGTATTCCAGTTCAAGAAACTGTTTAAAGTGCGTTTTATCCTCTTCAGACAGTGGTATATAGTATTGGCTTATACAAGAAACATCCTGTTCTTTATTTCTGAAAATACAAATGTTGGTTGCTTGAATCACTTCTTCAGATAAATTATTATTTATAAGAAATTCAGATGCAGGACATCCGCAATAAATACAAGCCGGAGCTTTGTCACTTATCTGTTCCCCACATTCTGGGCATTTAATAAGGGCCATAGTATCATCTCTTTCTTTTATTTTTTATATGAATTATACCTTAAAATTTATCTTATGTCATTAAGTAAAATCGGAAAACTTACAAGCGCATTTAGTTCATTTAAAAATAATCCGTTAGATTTGACTAATATGGCTACTGCATTAGCTTCTGTCGGAAATGTTGATAATGCTGCTAAATATTTAGTAAAAATAAACAAACAAAATGGTAATTTTCTTGGTGAAAATGCTATGGCAGTTTTATTGAGTAAAGCATATCGTTCTTCAGGCATCAATCAAGAAATGGCTATGGGATCTATAAATAATGCATTAGCAAATAGTTCTAAATTTAGTATGGGTGGAATGCTTGGTAGTCTTTCTGCTGTTGGTACTGGTATTGCGACAATGTTTGAATCTATTGCCCCAGTAATAATTCCTTTAATTATCGCAGCAGTTGCTGCTAAAGCAGGTAAAATGGCTTGGGATAATTTTGCTACAAATACTGCTGCAAAGAAACAATATCAGACTTCCTCTAAGGCTTATCAGGAAGCTGCTTCTGAAAGAGACTCAGTTCAATCTGAGTACGATTCTAATAAAGAGCGTATCCAGGAACTTCGAGCTAAAGCTAATAGAACTGTAGATGAGTCCAAGGAATTATCTAATCTTCAAAGCCAGAATGATTTATTAAATTCACAATTGTCTGTAAAAAATCAGATTGCTGATACAGCCCAAAAGCAAGCCGCATTAGATGCTAAGACTGCATTGGAAAAAGGAAGTTATCGTAGTGGTGGACTCCTTAATATGGATTACGATAGCGATCTGGAACATGCATCTCAATTAATAAAAGAAATTAAAGAAGCACAATCTGAAAAAGCTGAGATTGAAGCAAATCGTTCTTCTTACGATGATTCATATTGGTCAGATTATCAGAAAGAAGAACGTGATATTGCAAAATATGACAAAGATATTACTAATAAAAAATCTGATCTTTCAGATTTAATGACAACTATTTCTGATACTTCGCAAGATTTCTGGGACGAACAAGGAAATTTAGTCGATGAATCTACTAGAGATACAGCCAATAAAGTAAAGAAACTTGCAAATGATTATACATCAATTACCGGAGTTTCAGATATTGATTCCAAAATGAATAACCTATTTGCACGTTCACAATTTAAGGATGTAAAAGATCAGCTTCTGGATATTGGTAAAAAGCAAGGATCTAAAGGTATTGAATCTAAGATTAATGAAATCGATGGTCTGAAATCTGCTTTAGACGATGCTGGCATCAGTGTAGATGATTTTACTTCTGAGCTTATGGCTATGGCAGATCCAGATGCAAAAAATTTAGAAGGGATTAAAGAAAATCTAAAAGATATTTTCGGTGAAATCAAAGATGCAGACGGAAATTCTCTTTATGACTTCTTTAAAGATAAATCGAATAAAGATATTGAGGGATACTATGATTATTTTCTCAATCAGGGATTAAACCCACAAACCAGTGACTACACATGGAAAAAAGAAGATATTGAAAATAGTTATAATGATTATCTCAAATCTAAAGAAACTATCGAAGCAGAGTCTTCAACATTTTCATCCAAATTCAAAAATTCTGCTGAAGATACGGCAACAGATCTTGATACCATAACAGACAATTTCCAGACAGATATGTCAAATATCAAGTCTTCAATGGATTCTATCAAATCCGGTACATTCCAGAATTCAGATATTACTGATCTTATTCAGCAGTTCCCGGAACTTGCTACAGAGACTGATAATCTCCAACAGGGATTACAGAATTTAGCGTTTGATAAAGCAAGCGATGCTATCGGTAAAATCAGAGACTCTGTAAAAGATGTAACTGATCCGAAACAGCTTGCTGCTGCTGATAAATATGTTCAGAGTATTATGGATACTATGGATCTAAGTGGATTTGATATGAGCAATGCTAAGTCTGCAATTCTTGGTAATTTAACAAAGAATTTAGCAGACAAACATATGGCCTCTGTTACAACACCAAACCTTGTAAATCAGTTAATGTCAGAATATGGAAATGATGAAATTGCAGTTCAAGCAATTATGAAATTGTCACTTGATCCATCAATGGCAAATGCTGATCTCGACACTTGGAAATCCAAAATTGAAGATACTAAAGTACAGATTCAGTTGGATACTTCAGCTAAAAATCTGGATAATCTCTCAAAAGAACTAACTCGTCTTCAGACGGATGCTTCCGATCAGCAGACAAGACTGAATAATAAATCTGCTTATAATATGAAAGCTACTGCTTCAGATTACACCAATTTAATTAAAAATGGTGACAAACAGATTGAGAATCTTAATAAGCAGATTCAGGAATATCAGACCAGTATTGATACCCTAAGAAAGAGTAAAGGTCTATCTCCTCTTTCTGATGAAGATAACGAACAGATTAAGCAGTATCAGGATCAAATTCAGGCAGCTAACATGTCTATTGAAAACATGAAGGCTTCTCAGGCCGATTGGAGAAAAACAGCATTTAATCTTCCAGTAACTGATATGCAGAACACTGTTACCGCTCTTACATCAGCTATTAGCGAAATGCAGACAGAAACAGGACTTACATCTGATACAATGGATAGTCTTAGAACACAATTCAGTGATCTAAAAGATGCTCATGTTGATAATGTATTTGATCGCACTGCAAAAGGTTTGAAAATCAACACAGAAAGAATGAAGGATTATCTGGAACAGCAGAATGAATTCATGAATTCTGATTTTGCACAACGGATTCAGGATTATCAGGATCAATTATCAGCAGGTAACAAAGATTATACTCAGCAAGGATTAGAAAATCTTAAAAATCTGCAGGCACAGTATTTTGCTCAGTATCAGGAGGCTGCAAAACAGTTCTCTGATTTCCAAGCTATGGTTAATGCTGACAATCTTTCTACTGAAGGCAATGAATATACTACAGCTAAGAGTTATCTGGATAACGCAAAAGATCTGTATGATAAAGGCTTAGTTGGTACTCCTCAGTTTAAAGCAGCTGCAAAATATTTCTCTCAGAATGGTTTTGAAGATGCTGATAATTTCATTGAGAACTACAACAAACTTAAGAATTATTACACTGATGATGCTTCCGGTCCAAAGAGATTTTTAAGCGATCTTGAGGCTAAGGGATTAGCTACTTACAAAACTCTTGAGGATGGAAATCAGCAATGGATGTACTCTTTCACTGATACTCAAGAAGCTGCAGATGCTATGGGTATGAGTCTTGAATCATTCGAATCTATGTTTGGTAGATTGAAAGATTACGGCGATACAAATAATTTTGTATCTTCTCTTGAAGAAGGTGCCCTGAAATCTGAAGAGATTGACGATAAACTCATTGATGCTCAGATTAAAATGGGAAAACTGAAAGCCAGTGGTGCAAATCAGTCCGCTCTGGACGATCAACAAGCAGTTATTGACAATTTAATTGCACAAAAAACTGGTATTACTCAGGCTATATCTGATTTCAAAGATGGCACTGTTGATCGTAAGATTCAGGATATCAAGGATGCCAAAGGTTCTATTGACGAATTGAATCAGTACATAAAGGATAATGGTATTGATAAAGATTCTGATTTTGGTAAGAAATGCATCGAATCAATTCAGGAACAAGCTAAGAAGACTGGCATTAAATTAACACCTGAATTTGAAGTTGATGAGGCTGCTTATAATAAAATGATCCAGGGTTATGAAGCGAAGGCTAAAGGGCAAAAAATCAAACACTTCCAGGATGTTAACGAAGGAATTGAAAGTGGTAACACTGGAGATTATACAGATTCTGATGTTGAATTGGTTAATAAGATCAAAGATGCTCAGGATAAAAAGAGCGATAATTATAAGCAACTACAAGATCTTATTCAAACCCTTAATAAAGAGAATCCAGCAGATCTGGCACAAATTCAACTCGGTAATGGAGCTTATGAATCTGAAGATGCTGGCATTCGTGGCGCCGAGGATGCCTTACAAGGATTTGCAGATCAGCTTGATTTAACTCAAGAACAAGCCAATGCTCTTCTTACTGTTTTACAGGCTTTAGGCGAAGTAAAAGTCCAACCTGAGATGTCAGAAGAACTGAAAGAGATGCAGAAAAATAAAGGTTCTGTTGATCTTGCACATAGACCTGTTATTGATGCCAGCGAGTTATCAGACATGGGATATCAAAATGTCGGTGATGGAACAGCTACTGTATTTAGTAGTGGATATTCTACAGACGACGGAAAGAAAACTGTAGTTGTAACTCCAATCCTTCCAAATGGCGACGTTCTTGAACCTGAAGCTTTAGATCATTATGCAAATGAGATCCTTGAAACCGGTAAAGACACCCAAGGTATTGGAATTCGTACTTTTGAAGGTGATGATTCTATTCAGCAAGCTAATAACTATGCTGAAATGTTACATCAAGTACAGCAGGCTTATTATGGCGAAGATGAAGCTGCAAAACAAAGTCTTGAAACTCTAAAAGACTATTCCGCTCAGGAATTAATGAATATTGATTATACTGACGGTCAATATAGTGACAATGAAAGATATGCCAATGCAGAAAAATCTGTAGATTCGCTTATTGACAGCTATAAACAGATGGGTATGTCTGAAATGGAAGCTCAGGCTGCTGCTGAATCTCTTATCATGGTTATGGATGATATGGGATTACTTAAGGTTACTCCTGAAGTTGATACTTCCGGCATAGATGAATTGGATCAAGCTACTCAGGACGGAATGGCTTCATTGCGTCAGATGAAAGCAGATGGGGATATTGATCTCTCGTTCGAAATTGATAGTGATACTGACGGATTATCGATAGATGAATTACAATCTCAAATTGATGAACTTGAAAAAGCTAAAGTAAAATTAAAGTTAGACGTTGATTCTCCTGAATACAATGCAATTCAATCTATGATTGATCAACGAGAAACTCAGATTCATCTTCAAGTTCTTATGGATCAAAGTACTGATATTGATAAATGGTTAGCACTTGCGAATGGCGAAGACGGCGATAAGCAGTTAGCTATTGCTGCAGGAATTGATTTAAATGATGAAGATGCTCAATCTAAAATTGATGCTTTAAAAGCAAGTCTGAAATCTTTATCAGGCGATACACCTGCTATATCGGTTAAAATTGACGAAACTCAATTCCAAGCATTAACAAAAGAACAACAAGGCCAAGGAACTGTAACTTTCAAGCCAGAACATAAAGAAGTAGATGCTTACCTTGCTGAAGAGAAAAAAAGCGACGGAAAAGTAAAATGGTCTAATGAGACAGGTTTAGTAGATGTTTATGCTGCTACCGAACATTATTCTCATGGTACTGTTCATTGGGGAAATGATATTTCTGCCGTTCAAACTTCATTCACTGCTACCGGAACTGTTAATTGGATAAATGCAGGTGGGCCAAGTGGTGGTTTGAGTAAAGAAGTTGAACTCTCAAGTGGTACGTTCAAAGCTGAGTCTACTGGAAGCGCTTATAATGTCTTAAATATTACACCGGCTCATGCAAGTGGTACGAATGTTGCTATTAAACAAGATCAACAAGCTCTTGTAAATGAAGTTGGTGTCAACGGTCACGCTGAATCAATTGTTCGTGATGGTGTTTGGAGTTTAATTCCTGGCGGTGCTCATATAGAGAACCTGAAAAAGGGCGACATTATATTCTCTACTACTCAAACTGATGCTCTTCTTAAACATGGGGCTATTCAAGGACATGCCAGAGCTTATGCAAGTGGCACTGTTACTTCTCCAGGCGTTATGAAAGCCTATGCTGCTGCTGGTAATACTCCGGGATTCCATTTTCAAGGCGGAGCTGCAACTGTTAAACCTGCCGGATCTGGAAATTCTGGTAATTCCGGTAATTCTGGTCTTCAACATGCAATCGAAGATAATACAGATGCGGTATCAAATAATAGTGATGATACAAGTGACGCGGCTGATGAAGTAAGCGAAGCTCTTCAAAATGTAATCAAGAAGCTGAATGATAATGCTATGGATTGGGTTGAAGTTGCTATGGATCGTCTTGATCGTATAACTTCTAGGTATACAGATCTTGCCGAAAGCGATTACAGCCATTATACAAAAGCTCAAAAGTATTATAATAAAGCTCTTGAAAATACAGATAAAGAAATCAAGGCTGCTAAAGAAAGCATCTCTGTTTATAAAAGGAAGTCCGAAGAAGTTGCAAACAATGGCGAAGTAAGCAAATATCTTACTCCTGCTCTGAAGAAAAAAGTTCAAGATGGCACTATTAATATAGAAACATTGGATGCAAATCAGAAAGCTGCCGTAGAAGCATATAAACAGTGGTACGACAAGTATCTTGATGCCGTTCAAAAATATAGAGATAAGAAAACTCAGGAACTTGATTTAGCTAAATCTAAAGTTGATAATGTTTACGATTCCTATGATCTGATCATTAGTAAGCGTAAAGCCAAAGAGGAATATTATGCAGCTAAAGCTGAAAATCGTATAAAGAGCGGAAAATCTCAAAAAGTCGGTTCGGTATATTGGAAAGATCTTAAAAAACAAGTAAGTTATGCTCAATATCAGAAAGACTGGATGTTAAAAGAAAGAGATAAAGTTCAGCAAAGCATGACAGATTATCTTAATGTGAATGGTCATAACAAAAAAGATAAAGCTTATCAGGAAATGAAGAAAAATCTAACTGATTTGAACACGTCTATTGTTGAGGCTGATACACACATCCAAGAAACTAAAGCTGCTCTTGAAGAAACCAGAGAGAACTTAAAGCAATGGCAAATTGATCGTTGGGAAAGAGCTGGTGATAAGCAGGACGCTTCTCTTAGTTATAAAAAGAATGCTGATGATATTAATTATCAGCTTTCAGCCAATGATTATGAAGAACGTTTGAAAACTTATGATAAAATTATTCGCGCTGATGAAGAAAAACGTCAGCTTCTTGCAGAGGAAATTGCAACAAAAACTTGGAGTAATGAAGAGACGCAGAAAAAGATTGAGGAATACGATAACCTCACTGCTTCTATTATTAAATCCAAAGAAGCGATGCGACAATTAGCTCAAGAAGAAATTGATTTTCGATTTAAACCTCTTGATGAAGCGCAGAATAAACTTTCAAATCTTGTATCTGAGCTTCAGACTGCTCAGAAGTTACTTGGTGATACCGAGAGTTTCTATAATGATGATGGAGCCTTCTCTACAAACGGTTTGACCAATATTTTATTAGTTCAAGAACAGATTGACGCCACTAAGGATAAAATAGCAAATTATCGTGAGGGATTAAATAAGCTGGATGAAATGTATAAAAATGGTGCAATTGGTCCAGAATATTATAAGACTAAAACCGATGAAATGCTTAAGAGTTTGCAACAAGAGTCTGCTACTCTTGCTGATCTTAAACAGAACCTTCTTGATATGTATACCACTCAAGTTACTAAAGAGAATGATCTGTTACAGGAGAATATTGAAAAACGTAAAGATGCTCTTTCTGCTAAAGAGAAATATTACGATTATGACAAAACTCTAAAGAAGAAAACTAAAGATATCAATGCATTAAAAGCACAGATTGCTGCACTTGAAGGAACATCAAATGCAGCCTCAAAAGCTCGTCTTGAGAAATTACGTGCGGAACTTGCAGATGCAGAAGACGATATGGCCGATACAATGCATCAGCATGAAGTCGATATGAAAAATACCGGCTATGAGAATTTTTCAGATGAGGCAAATAAGGCGTTAGACAATACTCTTGATGCTGTTAAGAAAAATGCAGCTTTCCAAGAAGCTATTATTGGCAGCATGCTTTCTAATGTAAAAGCAAATTACGACAGCACCTATAAACATCTGGGTGACGTAATGGATCAATATGGCATGAAAGTTTCTCAAACTTATAGTCAAATGATCACAAAGGCAGCTGATTTTAATACTGCTGCTGTAAATGCAACAAAAGCATGGGAAGGTGTTACAAAAATTGACACCAGTAAGCCTTATGGCGGTTCATCTGCTGGTAATAGTGCATTTGATAGCGCAATGAATAACGCAGGATCTTCTCAGACTGCTGGAAGTCCAAATATTAAACCAGATACAGACTATACTCTGAAGCTGAGTGATACAGATATTTATCTGACATACAGTCATATCAAGAAACAGCTTAAAGCAACATGGTCACCAAAGAAACCAGAACACTCTGATATCGAGTGGAAAAGTTCTGATGAATCTATTGCGAAAGTTTCTTCTGATGGTACAGTTCGCGGTGTGTCTTCAGGTCTTAATAAGAACGGTTTAATGGCGCGTGATGAGTCTAAAACAAGAAAATGTATCATTACTGCTATTGGCGGTGGTGGTCTTGCTAAAGCTACTTGTACCGTTCATGTAATGCCGGATTCTCATTATGAGAAGATCAAGGATTATGCAGATAAAGCTGGAATCAAAGAGACTTCAGGTAATAATCTGAGAGATGCCATGGAATATGCTTATAAAAACGGCGCAAACCATAGCAATCAATCATATACCGCAGTTGAAGGATTTAAAAAAGCATATCTGAAGGACTGGACAAATTCTCTACCTAACCGTCCAGACGGTGCGACAGACGTTCCTGCCGGAGTGAGTCCTTTGATAGGATATTTTAATGCTAAAGGTAAGAAAGTCGGACCAAAAGAAATGCAACAGCTTGCAGATATTCTTCAGATCAATACTCCGGGTGTTAAGAAATATGATTCTTGGGGATCTACTCTGAAAAATAAAATCCTGAAGGCATATAAATCCTACGGATTCTCTAAAGGTGGTGTTGTACGGAAAGGTATTCCTGCCAGCATACTTGATATGATCGGCGGAGATGCTTTAATACCGCGTGGAGATTCTATGCTGATCGGTGCAAATCCGGGTGAAACTGTTCTGACAAAAGAATTCACAGATCAACTGAAACCTACAGTTGCTACTCTGAATGAATTTAATGCTAGAATGGCGAAACCAATTACCACTATTCTACCGTCGTCTTCAAATGATACAAGTGTGAATAGTGAGTGTAATATTACAATCAATGTTGATAAAATCAATAATGAGCAAGATATTAAGAAACTTGCTTATCAAATTGGTGATATTATCACTGAACGTAATAAACGTGACTGGAAAAAAGTTCGCTAATTTAAAAGGGCTGTCTTTAAGACAGCTCTTTTAATATTAAAAAATATATGAAAGAGGTGAGAAAATGCTACAATTTGAATTTAATGGTCATACTTCTGACGAATATGGATTGATTGTGACTAGAATAGAAGAAAATGATACTCTTGTAAATCGTTCTTTGCAGTTAGGAGAAAAGAATAAATATCGACCAAAAGAAAATCAGTTCGGAACATTATATGGTGATAATTATTCATTCAAAATGGGCGTAATGAGAAATCCATGCAGAAACAAAAATGTAGTTCCAGAATTAAAAAATGGAATTTTAAGATACGATCCAACATATACTCCATATTTAGATAATGGAATTTTAAAATTTTCTATGAATTATACAGCTGATATAAAAAATGGAATTATTATTCCAAATGATTCTGATTATTTAACTTCAAATAATATTAGAATCATTAATGCATGGTTAACATCCCCTCAATATCCAAGGCTTCTTAAATTTATTGGAGACGATTATTTTTCAGAAGAAATCGAATTTTTTGCTACAATTACAGAGGTATCTACAGAACATGCATCTCTTCCATATGAACTAACATACACAGTAACTTGTGATAGTCAATGGGGATATACTCCTCTTATTTTATGTAAAACAACTTCCTCTTCTACTCTTCCTAGAGAATATTCTATTCAGAACAATTCTGATTGTTGGGAAGATTATGTATACCCCACAATTAAAGTTTCTCCAAAATCTCATGGGATAATTACTATAAAGAATAAAACCGATAATGGTAGAACAATGAAAATTAATGCATTAAAAAGTGATGATTTCTATATAGATTGTAGAAATTTAAAAATCTACGACATCACAAAGTCAATTGTTTCATTTGAAGATTTAGGGATTGAGGATATAGATGACATTTATTGGCCTCGTCTTGCTTATGGAGAAAATATATTTGAATTTACAGGTGACGCGACATTTGAAATCTCATATAGAGAACCACGAAAGGTTGGTGCCTTTGCATGAGAATGATTCATAATTATGATATTTATGGAAATACAGAATCTGCAATCATTTATTTGGCTAAACCTGGAAAACGATTCTTTTGTGCATTAGGTGGAATTGATACTTCTACTGTTTCTGTTACGTTAAGAACTAATAATACTGCAGAATTAACTTTTACAGTTGATAAATATGTAGATGGCGTAGAATCTCAGGGATATGAAGAACTCGATGAAATGATGGAATTGTATTGTGACGGAATCTGGTATAAAATTATGGATCCTCCAACAGAGACAAATGACGGAATGCAATGTACAAAGGATATTACCGCCGAATCATATGAAATCTCTCTTACTCAATATAAACTAAAAAATTTTAAAATTAACATGGGCGAAGAAGATTCTTATGAAATGATGTACCAAAAAAATCATGATATTAATAAGTTTTATCAAATTAAATTTTATAATCCAGAAAATGAAGACCTAAGTTTTCTACATATTGTGCTGAAACATGCGGATGTACCTGGATGGAAGATCGGATATGTAGATAACATCACTCTGGATGATGATAAGGTATTACTTCCGAATGAAATTTGTAATTTCGATGTGGACGATCAAAATGTATATGCATTTTTCACCCAAACTGCTGCTCCTGCATATAAATGTGTTTTTGAATTTGATACCGAAAATTTATTAATTAATGTATATAAGCCGGATAGTTTAGGTAAAGATACAAATGTAGTACTTGGTTTTCGTAATATTCAAGATAGTGTAACAATATCAAGAGACGACAGTTTGGTAACACAATTTTATGTTGATGGACTTGACGATTACAATATCGATCTTGCAAATTTTGGAAACTCTGTAATTACAGATTGTTCTCATTTTTGTCGTGAACCATATATGAACATCATCCTACAAGAAAAATATACAGCTTGGCAAAAATACATAGAATCAAGAAGAGATGAATACTGTAATTTATCTAGGGAGTATAATAAAAATCTTGACATTCTTGCTGAATTGATGAATAGAGTCCCTATTGATACCGCTCAGACAAATTGGTTCGGACAAAAAGTTGAAGATCTAAAAGATGCATATGATTCAAACATGGCTATAATCAAAGGTTTTGAGTCTATTCATGTTGATGAAGAAGGAAATTTTGATCTTGAAGATTTGAAAAATTCATCCGATTGGCCTATGTACGAATCAATCATGAACTATACTCTTCCATCCATTGTGGCTGCGTTACAAGCTCAAGACGAAACTATAGAGGGTTTTGGTAAAGGAAACATCATCTCATGTGTAAATCCAGTTGTATTAGGTCAAGATTGGTATATGGTAGGTTCCGGAACTTCTTCGTTCCAAACAGTACAAATTAATGACGCACCTGCGTATGGAATTACTCGTGGAGTTAAAGTAACCGGTATAGATGGTGGTATCTATCAACACAATATCAGTATCGAACCATCTCAGAGATATACTCTTAGTTGTTTTGTAAAAGGATCCGGTACATTTTATCTTGGTTATAATAACACCGGAGAGGACAGAAAGAATATTTCTTATAACATCGCATCTTCTTGGACAAGAGTTTATACTTCTTTCAATCTAACATCACATCTTATTGATGTGGCATTTACAGGAAGTTCTGACTTTACTGTTTGTGGTATGCAACTTGAAATGGGAGACGCCCCATCTCAATTTGGATATTTTACTCAGTCTGAAGCAATCATGAAAGCGTATGAAACAGATTGGAAATTATACGGCATTGCAGAATTAAAAACTAAAATTGCCACATATGATTCATGTATCAAAGAACTAAAAAAGAATGGATATGCAGATGGATATAATCCTCTTTCTGGATACGAAGAGGCATATTTTACTCAAATGCATCAGAAATATCTGGATTATTTGAATTTAAAAGATCAGGCTGAAACTGCATTAAAGGAACGTCAAGCTGAATATGATGCGGCTAAGAAACCTGAAATTCAAGAAAAACGAAACCAGATTGCCAAAGATGTTTTAATGGAAAATTTTGGTAAGGTACAGGAAAAATATCCAGCGTTTACAGATAAGGAAACGTATATTATTAAGAGCCTATATAATCAAGCAACTTATTCAAATGAAAATATTATTATTACGACTCTTGATAGCACAGTTGATGCAGTCGATAAAGCGATTACATTATATAAAGATGCTGTAGAAGAATTGTATGTAGAATCTCATCCGCAATATACTTATACAGATGAAATTGGAAATATTTATGCTCTTCCAGAATTCAGAGAATATCATGATCAGCTTGCAGTAAATGATTTTGTTCGATTAGGACTATCTGATACACGATATGTAAAACTTCGTGTTGTAGAAATCAGATATAATCCTTGTGATATGGATGAAACGATGGAAGTTACTTTTTCCAACATGGTCCAATATAAATCAAAATTAACAAATGATAACGAATTTTTAACAAATGCATTAAATCAGACTTCTGACAGAACCGGTGGTCGTGTTAATTCAGTCAACAAATCTTCTACTTCTGATTATGTCATCACATCAGAAGCTATCAAACAAATCTTTTCAAATCCTCTATTCAATTCAATGTTAGGTGGAACTGTCACTGGAGGAACCGGGTCTGGCGGAACCATTACTGCTGATACAATTATTGCAGAACTCGTGAAAGCAAAAGAAGGTGTATTTGATAAGCTTACTGTTGATACTGCTTTCATGAAATATCTCGATGTAAAACTTATTTCCGCAGATAAGATCACAACTCGTATTCTCGAAGCGGAACAGGCAAATATTGAAAAGCTGTCAGCTAAGATTATAGAATCTAACCAGATTAATGCTGATATGATTAATGTGAAAAATCTTCTTGCAGGTCATGCAGGAGTTGGAGAATTACATACAATTCATCTTACTGTAGAAAATGCAGAAATTGATCAGGCTGTTATTACTAATCTCATCGCAAAGAAAATTGCAGTTGGAGATTTAATGGCTCAAAATGCTCTTGCAAATCAAATTGTACTTATCTCTAAAGACAATAAACCTACTATTGCATTTCAAGAAAGTACCCAACAGTTTTATGATTCCAAAGGAAATGTTCGTGTGCAGATTGGTATGGATGGTAAAGGGGATTTCAACTTTATTGTTAAAAATGGAGACAGAGCTGCTTTATTTGATGAAAATGGTATTACCCAGACAGGTATTCCAGATAATACAATTCTTGGAGACATGATTAATAACGCTACCATTACCAAAGACAAACTTGGATTCCAAATCATAGAACCAAATGAACAAGGTGGTATTGACATCACTAATATTTATGATGGCAAAGGAAATCAATGGTGGGGAATAGAAAAGACGACTATTACCGATGACTACACAAAGCAGATTAAGAATGTTACAGATACTCTGACCGGACAAATCGAAACTAAGGTTAGTAATACTCAATATCTTAAAGATCAAGAATCTATCCGAACAGATTTTTCTGATATCAAACAAAATGTTTCTGGGATTACATCTACTGTAAGCAGTATGCAAACAGATCTTTCTGAAGCTCAAGAAAAAATTAAAGCAAACACCTCTTCTATTACTCAGAATGCAGATAAAATCAGTTTTATGGTAACTGGTGACAAAGAGTCTGAGTTCACAGTTACTGATAAATTTATTCAGATGATTTCTGACCATATTAGCATTGATGCCAGCACCATTGACATTAATGGTATTATCACTGCAATGAATACACACACTGGACCAGGTAAAACTAAAATCGACGGTGGTATTATTGAAACTAACACAGTAAATGCTATGTTAATTGCTGCTCAGTTGTTGCAATCTAAGAATTATCAGGGACCCTCTGCGGTTGACGGAATTTATGCACAATCTGGACTCCAGGTTAATATGGAAACTGGTGCTATGACAGCAAAGAACTTCGCTATTGATGATAAAGGAAATGCTTATTTTAAAGGCAATGGTGAATTTGAAGGTAGCATCACTGCTAATAAAGGTTATATTGGTGGTATTGGTGGTTTTACTATTGAAGCTGGGAAATTGTATTCTGGCATGGATAGCTTGCCTGAACAACCAACATCAGTATCAAAAGATAAAAATGTATATATTGGTACAGACGGAATTGCTCTTGGTAGTGGAAACTTCAGAGTTGATTCAAATGGTAAGCTTTATGCTAACTCTGGTACATTTTCAGGAACTATTTACGCTGATGGAGGAACTATTGGCGGTTGGAATATATCTGCAAATTCATTAAGTAACAGAGATGGATCCATAAGTTTGAATCCAGATGGTTTAAAACTTGGCAATCAGTTAAATATAGATAATCAAGGGAATGCAACTTTTGGTGGTAAACTATCAGCTGTTACCGGAAGTTTTTCTGGTGAATTAGTTGCAGCAACAGGTAGCTTTTCTGGTGAATTAAAAGCTGCTACTGGCACATTCTCTGGGGATTTAAAAGCTGCAACAGGTAGTTTTAAAGGAGAACTTTCTGGTGCAACTGGAAGTTTTACAGGTAGTGTTATTGCTACATCTATTACTGCAAAGCAATCATATTCTATTTATTATAACGATGTTGGAACTGGTGAACCAACTGATTCAGTACAAGTAATTACTGCATTTGACTGGGGAACTAATACAACTCAAATTGGATTTGGGTTGATAGATTCATCTTTAGACTCTTCAAAAATGCATGGAATGCTTCTGATAAAAGAACAAGGCGCAAGAGTTCTAACATTAATTGCAGATGATATTAATACAAATGGATGGTTAAATGTTAATAAACTTAATATTACTGATTCATTCGGACAGTATAAAGGAGTGCCATATAAATCAATTATGTGGAAACCAACAGACACATTTGACTTTAATGGTTATAATCATCATCACACTATTCTTCCTTATAAGAATGGTAATTTTGCAGTAGGTATGGAAAGTACGACTACAGGAATGTTATCTATTAGTTTATTACCATATTTGTTATCAACTGAAACCGATGCATATGGTAATATTACAGTAAGTAAAACTAAAGATACTACTTCTCAGATAAGCATTGGAGCAACAGCTAATCCATATGCATGTATTTATGTAGATGCCATTTATCTTACTGGTGATAAAAAAGCTTATACCTCACTGGCTAATTTAGGCAATGGTGGTACAACTAATTATAATGGACTTACAAATAAACCTAAAATTAATAATGTTGAATTAGCAAGTGGAAATAATACATTATCTAATTTAGGGATTGCTGCACGATCACATTCTCATTCTAAATTAAATAACAGTTCTCCTGTAGGTTATACAGGATTTGGTCATTGCCATACCGTAATTATGAATAGTAATCATAATATGTGGATTGCAATTAATAATGATGGTACACCCGCATTGACTCCATATAAATTAAAAACATCAACTAGCTATACAGATGTTGATACATATTCATTGGAAAAGGGTGGCACTTGTAACCTCGGAAGCACAGATGCGCCTTGGAATGCTGTATATGCTAAGAATTACTATGATGAATATGGAAATAAGATTTCTACAGGCGGTGGTTCAATTAGTCTTAAAATTGATGGAGTTACACGTAGTTCTGGATTCACGAATTATAACCTTGCAACGCAAGATTGGGTGGCTGGTAAAGGATATTTAACTCAACATCAATCTCTTTCTGGATATGCTACTACAAGTTGGGTTAAAGGAGCATTTGGTGATACATTAAGTATTTCAGGAAGTACATTATATTTAAAAAATTATAACGGTTCTCAATTAAGCTCAGTTACTTTACCAACAAGTTCTGGTGGTGGGAATTATGCTCCATTAAATCATACACATGATCATTTAACAGGATCATTTGATGTTACAGTTGGTTCATCAACAATGTATCCAGATGGTGATGGTTCATATTCATGCGGTAGTAGTGGACATAGATGGAAATATGTTTATGCATCTAACGGTATAAATACTGGTTCTGATGAGTATATAAAAGAAAATATCAAAAGCATTACTAATTTTCCATCTATTGATAAATTTTATATGTCATTAAATCCAATTCAATATAAATTCAAACAACGTCCAAACGATGATGAAATATCTAAAATACATTTTGGATTTGGAGCAAGGGAAACAGAAAGACATCTAAAGGAAAATAATTTTGAATCAGAAAATTATAGTATAGTTACAAAATCTATTTTAGATAAGCCTAATTTTGTTGGACGTACTGATGAATATTCAATGAATTATCTTGAATTTATCTCTCTCAACACCCACATGACTCAAAAAGCCCATCACCGTATTGATTCTCTCGAATCTGAAAATCAATCCCTTAAGAATGAAATTCTTATGCTTCAGGGACAGCTCTCTCTCATTACTCAACGACTACAAAAAATGGAGGAAAAGTTATGTTAAAAATTAGTGAAACAAGAAATGTATCCGGTCAGGTTATGATCGGTGAAGGTGAAAACTCAAAGCAGGTTGCTTATCTTAATGCATCTGTTAGTAAAGATGGAAATGTAAATATCAATAAATCCATTCAGGATAGCGAAATATTTAAAACAAATAAAGAAGCAGTCCTGAAAGATTTTACAGAGTTTGAAACATATGTGTATGGAATTATTCCTGAATAAATAAGAGGCCATGAGCAATTGTGGTCTTTTATTATGCAAAGAAGGTGAAATATTTGACCAGTCGAGAATATGAACTTGAATTAAAGAAAATCAAAGCCAAAAATCGGCAGATTGAAATGAAACGAAATCTGAAGGCAGCAAAGGTTAAAAGATTCAATTTTAAAAAACCAAATACAAGTAAGCTTATTGTGTTTGTAGTCTTTGCTATTTGCTTACAGATTCTTTGGTTTAGTGAACATATGATAAGTCTCACTGGAGATACGAGTTATATGTATGCGCTCATAGGTATTCCGGCAGCGTTGATTCCTACAATTTTAGGATATTATGCCAAAGCTAGTAAAGAAAACCAGGTCGGAGGTATTACCTATGATACTGCAATGTGCAATTTAGAAGCACAAGAAAAGCCAGTCTTCGATCATGTATCTGAAGATGAGGCTGTAGGATGAATGGAGGTATGACTATGGACATCAAACAGGGTATTCAGGATGTATTATATCTGATCATTACTGGTATTCTTCCACTTTTAATCACTTATGGAATCCTCTTCCTAAAAGTAAAGATTAAAGAACAGGAAAAGAACCTGGAAAATGATCAGCTCGTAAAATATATAGACGCTGCTACTGATGCTATTAGTAAAGCAGTGCTCACAGTTAATCAGACTTATGTAGATGCTTTGAAGAAGGAAGGTAAGTTTGATGCAGAAGCTCAGAAAACTGCTAAACAGATGGCTATTGATAAAGCTAAGGCTTTGATTACAGAAGATTCTAAAGCGGCTATCGAAACATTATATTCTGACTTTGAAGCATATCTAAATGATGCTATTGAAGAACTCGTCAGAGAAAATAAAGTTACATATTAATATAAAAGGAGTACAAGGATTATGAAAAAAGTTATTGTAAATGCAGACATTATGGCAATGTATAAAACATTAAATTCTATGAAGAGTCGTGCGGATTTAATCGCAGGAGATGTTGATGTATTCTGGGCGAATACAATGAACCTGAAGACTCTTAAGGCGCAGGTAGATAAAATCTCAGAGGTTGAGCAGGAGTTAGTTGATTCTTATTTTACAGAGGAAAACTCACATTCTATTGTTGACGAAAACGGTAATGAAACAGGAAATCGTGCTCTTAATGATGACATAAAAGATAAAATCATCCCTGAAATTCAAGAAGGTCTGCAGAAAATTTATGATAAAACATGTGAACTTGATGTTGAGATGATCCCAGAGGAATCTCTCAAGAAAATGCTTAAATCTAATGAAGACAAACTGTCTATGCTTGATATGACAGTACTATATGAATTTGTAGAAAAAGGTGAGTAATAATGGCAACATATATTCAGGGAATTCAAACCTCTGTTGGTGTTGTTAAGTATGATTACAATTATCTGGCTAATCTCCCTGAATCAGATATGACATTATCTAAACAGGGTGCATTCGCTGATGCCCTTGTTGTTGGAAGAAAACTTACTCAGCTGGGAGCTGATGTGGATAAATTGAAAGAATCTATGACTGCCGTACAGAAGTCTATCTCTGATCTGCAGTCTGCAGATTCTTCTTCTAACACTTCAATTGAACAGATCAATACATCATTACTTAGCATGACCAATAATATCGAAACAATACAGAACAATATTACTACTTTGACTCAGAATACTGCTGAGATCAAGAAAAGTGCTGATAATGCGAATTCATCAGTCACAACACTGCAGGAAACTATTAAGTCACTACAGACTAGAATTGAAGCTTTAGAAAAAACTCAGACTAAATAAGGAAGGAGGCAGTTATGTATACACTAAAAATTACAGATGAAAATACTGTTGTAACAACAGTCAAAGAATCAATTGTGGAAAGAAGTAATTATGTAGATAAGATTCAGATTGTAACAAGTAAAATGTATCGGGAACAGATTGATATGTCAGATACAACTGTTTATATGAAGTATAAGCTCCCGGTGTCAGACAAAATTAAAATGACACAACTTATTATAAATAATCTTGAATATGAACAGAATTATATCCAGTATTTAATCCCTGTCGATGCAGCACTTACTGCTGAAGCCGGGGATATCGAAGTATCTTTCACGTTCTTAAAACTTGTTGCTAATGAAGATGGAACATACACTTCTTATATTCGAAAAACCACATCAGGTGTTATTCATATTACTCCACTTGTACAATTTGATAAATATGAACCTTCTGAATTGTTTACTGAAATTGATCAGAGGCTCCTTGCGATGGAAGGAATGATTAAAGATCTCAATGCTCAGAATAAAGCAACTTATGAAGGTATGGTAAAAGATATTCGTCTTAATACAGAAGACAGAAAAATCACTTTAACAGACAGAAATGGTGAAGATACCGGAAATGGTATCGTTGTAAAAGATCTTTCTGCTATGGTAGCCGAAGATATGACAGGTAAAGATCCTGATGGCACACAGGATGGAGTTGTTCATCTTGATCAGGTTGTCGATCTGGATAAATTATTAAAGTAAAGGAGTCATGATATGTCATTTAAAGATTCTAAAATTGCTGCTGCGGCTAATTCGGCAATGACTTTGAGTGCTGAGTTAGCCGTAGACACTGAGGAATATACATTATGTACTGATGGTCGTTATGAAGTATATACCAAATATCAAGACAATGCATATTCAACAGTGGATAACTTAAAAAATATTACCGTTGATGCTACACAGATTAATATTATGCAGGAAGAAAACAGCCAGTATATGCCATTTAGGATTCCAAGATATTGGGATGGTATGGATCTTATGGATATGCTCATCCAGATAAGATATGAATCTATAGCTGAGAAAAAAGGTAAAGTAGCGACAGTTATCAATGTAGCTTCCAACAATACTTATATTCGATTTGGTTGGTTGATTGATGCTGCTGTTACAGCAAATGCCGGAGATATAATTTTTGAAATTATGGCTACTGGCGTAAATGAAAAAGGAAACAATTATATTTGGAGAACCAGACCAAATGGTAAGTTTACTGTTCTTCAAGGATTAAATTATGACGGAATCATTGAACCTTCTGAAGATTGGTATACAAGTTTTGTAAATATGATTCTTGGTCATGTAGCCGAAGCAAAACAATACGCAGATGAAGCAAAAGCTTCCGCTGCTTCTATTAATGTAGATGATATAAAAGCAGATGTAAAAACATCTGTTATGAATGATCTTAATGGAACAGTAACTGAATCTCTGAAAGCATATTATACAAAAACAGAAGTTGATACAAAAGTCAAAGAATTAAACACTGCTATTTCTGGTATTGTCAGTTTGAAGAACTTAAAAGTTGAATATGACAACACAACTGGAAATTTAGTGTTTAAAGATGGAACGGAACCTATTGGAGAACCTATTACTATTAACAGTCTTGCAAACCTTATAGTTGAGTATTCTGTTGTCAATGGAAAAGGTTCATTAGTATTCAAAGATGGAGAAACTATTATTCAGACTGTAGAACTTAGTTCTATTGAGCCATCTGCTGAGTGGAGAGCTGCATTGAAGCAGGAACTTGAAGCAGAAATGGACGAGAAAGATACAGCAATCTCTAATCGAATTGGTCCACTTGAAACAGCTAAAACTGAAATCGAAAAGAATGTAAATGCCAATACTACTGCTGTCTCAGAGATAAAAACTACTATTTCAAACATTGAGAAGAAAGTAGAAAGTGCTACTACAAAATCTGATGAGGCCAAAAATGCTGTAGATATCTTGAAACAAAATATGACTTCTTATGATACTCAGTTTGAAGGAATTAATACAGATATTACAGATGTTAAGGCCGCTATTGAAGAAATCAAGAAAAATCCTGCGGCTGCAGAGTACGATGTTACATACGAAAATAGTATTTTTACATTTTTAAAGGATGGAGAAATCCAGAAAAGCTTTAAAATTGAAGGTGGTGGAGGATCTTCCTCAGATACTACTACTATTACTATTGAAAGAATCACAAATGCAGATGCTATTTTCTTACTTGGTTCAAAAGCAATTATTGAATATAGTTTTTCATCTGTAGATAATACTGGTGATACAACTGGAGCCGGTACTGCTGTGTGGAAAGTTGGTAATACTATTGTAGCTACGAATACGGCTGCGCAAGGAAACAATAGTTTTGATATCACTGAATATCTTAATGTCGGTGCAAATACTATTAGATTGACTATTACCGACAGTTTTGGGACACTTGCCACTAAGACATGGACTGTTACTATTGTAGAATTCAAACTTGAAAGCACATTTGATGATACTTTGTTATATACAAATACAGATGTAGTATTTAGATATACACCTTACGGAAATGTCAATAAGACTCTTCATTTTATCCTTGATGGAGAAGACTTAGGCACTGTTGAAACTCAGTCTTCCGGTAGGATTATGTCTTATAATATTCCTAAACAAGAGCATGGGAGTCATTTACTTAAAGTATATATGACTGCCACCATTAATAATAAAGATATTGTTTCAAATGAAATCTACAAAGATATCATTTGTGTTGATCCTACAAATAGAACTCCTATTATTGGATGTGCTCAACAGGAATTTACAGCACAACAGTACCAGGCAACAAGTATTAAATATGTTGTATATGATCCTGATCACAATCCAGCCTCTGTAAAACTATCAATTGATGGTAAAGTACAGAGCACTCTTTCTGTAAATCGTTCTGCTCAAATCTGGAGTTATAAGTCATCCACTGAAGGAAAACATAACCTGACCATCTCATGTCGTAAAGTGACTAAGATTTTATCAGTTAATATCACTAAACTTGATATTGATGTTGAACCAATCACAGCCAACTTAGCATTTGATTTTAACCCTGTTGGAAAATCCAATGGAGATACCGACAGACTCTGGACCGATAAAAATAACTCTGCTATTACTCTTTCAGTATCAGATAACTTTGACTGGGATAATGGTGGATACCAGATTGATGCTTCTGGAAACCAGTATTTCTGTGTAAAAGCTGGAACAACTGCTCAGATTAATTATAATCTCTTCGGAAAAGACCCGAAACAGACTGGTTCTGAATTCAAATTTGTATTTAAGACTCAGAACGTTCGTAATGCTTCTGCTACTTTCTTATCATGTATTGAGGAGGCAGATGGATCTGATGTTGGTATTAAAATGAATGTTCATGAAGCATACGTGAACACTTCCACGGACAGTTTATATTTCCCATATAGCGAAGAGGACATTATTGAATTTGAATATAATATTAATACAATTGATACAAAAGATACTTCTGCTACTTCTATTATTATGACTTACGAAGATGGAGTCGGAGGAAGACCTCTCATCTATGATAATGCTCATAGATTGCACCAGTACTCTCCTGTTCCGATTACTATCGGTTCTCCGGATTGTGATGTTTTAATCTATAGGATAAAAGCTTATTCTGCTTCTCTGACTGATTCAGATATCCTTGCTAACTTTATTGCAGATGCCAGAGATTCAGATGAAATGATTGCAAGATATAATAGAAACCAGATCTACAATGACAATAATGCTCTTACTCCAGATTCTGTAGCTAATGCTTGCCCGAATTTAAGAATTATAAAAATTGAAGCCCCTCACTTTACAAATGACAAGAAGGATTTTGTTAAAAATACTTCTATGGAATGTATTTATAAGAATGGGGATCCTAAATTAGATAACTGGAAATTTATTAACTGTTTCCACGCCGGACAGGGAACTACAAGTAATGAATATGGTTTTGCTTCCAGAAACATTGATGTTATCTGTTGTGCTGATGGTGTTCATCAGATCAGTAGCAAGATTCCGCTTGATCCTAACTATAAAACAGAGTTAGTTCTTGGTGATGGGACAAAATATGAGGACGGAACTGGTAAGATTAGTCTTACAAGAAACTCTGTTCCAAATAATTGGTGGAATTTTAAAGTAAATGTAGCATCTTCAAATATGGCAACTAATGCATTAGGACAGAAAAGATTCAACGACTTTTTACCATATGAAAGTCCTGCGGTACGTAGAGATCCTAAAGTTAAAAACTCTATGGAATTTGTCAATTGTGTAATCTTTATTAAAGAATCTGATCCTGATATTACTACTCATAGAGAATTTCAGGATACAGACTGGCACTTCTACTCTCTCGGTAATATGGGAGATTCAAAGAAGACTGATATTACAAGAGCTTATGATCCAGAGGATATGAAAGAATTCTGTATTGAAATCAGTGACAATACTCTTCCAAACTCTGCATTCCAGACCGGTATAACAAACCAAGATGGAACTATGAAATATCCTATCAGTAAAGCTGAATGGAAAACTGGTAATACAGCATATGATGCTCTGTATAATAACTGGGATGGATCATTTGAATTCAGATATGATTGTTGCGGCGATTCTAAGGATGGTTCTGCTCTTACTTCTGATGAAGCAAAAAAGAAAATACGTACAGATAACAAACAGATTTGGAGAGATTTCTATGAGTTTGTAATTACGTCTAGTGATAAAGAATTTAAAGATGGCTTGAAAGATTGGTGTATTCAGGATGCAATGCTCTATTTCTATTTAGTTACACTCAGATATAGTATGATTGACAATAGAGCCAAGAATGTTTTCCCGCATTGGGCAAAACATTATATCACTCAGGAAGAAGCTACAACTATGGGTGATAAAGCTAAATATTATACTATAGATGATGATGCGGCTGCTCTGCATAATGGTTATAGATTTGATCTATGGGCATATGATATGGACACTCAGCTTGGTATTAATAATTCAGGTGAGCTGTCATTCCCATATGGTAAGGAAGATACTGACTATAAAGAAGAAGGAAATCCTTCATCTGGTTATGTTTTCAATGCTGCTGAATCTGTATTGTGGTGCAGAATACGTGATGTATTTACACAAGAATTAAGAAACATGTATCAGTCTGTAGACTCTAACTGTTGGTCAGACTCCCACTTAATCAATGAGTATGAAGCATGGCAGAATCAGTTCCCAGAAGAACTGTGGAGAATCCACTATGAAAGATTGTATATAAGAACATATCGTGCTGGGACAGTAAGATTCCTTAATGAGATGATGAATGGACGTGGAAAATATCATCTTAGACAATGGGAACGTGACCAACATATTTATATGGGAACGAAATTCTTACATACAGATGTAAAGTCTGATCAGATTATGTTCAGATGTAATACACCTAAGAAAGTTGTAGTTAAACCAGATTATACTCTGAAGATCATTCCTTATTCTGATATGTATATTTCTGTACTTTATGGTAACTCTCCAGAAACTACTCAGGTACGTGCAAAGGCCGGACAGGAATATAAAATTACTACTAACCTGACAAATATGGATGATACAGCGATTCTTATCTATGCTGCATCAAGAATTGAAGCACTAAATGATCTCTCTGCTTGTTATATTCATGATAATGATTTTTCAAAGGCTTCTAAGCTGAAAACTCTTATCATTGGTAATAATACAGCTGGATATCAGAATACATTTATGACATCTCTTAATATGGGTAATAATACTCTTCTTGAGACTTTGGATATTCGTAATTGTCCAAATCTTACCGGATCTGTTAATTTGTCATCATGTGAAAACCTTATTAATCTTTATGCAGATGGAACTATCATAACATCGGTATTGTTCGCTAACCATGGAAAGATTACTCATGCTTCTCTCCCAGCTTCTATCAATACACTTACATTCAAGAATCTTAAGGATTTAACTGATTTTAAGATTGCAGGATACGATAATTTACAGACATTTGTATGTCAAAATTCTATTGTTGATGCTCTTGCTATATTACGTGCAGCTATCAAGACTCTTCGTATTGTAACAATTACAGGCATTTCATGGAATCTTGAGAATACAACTATTCTTCAGAAATTATCAAAACTTGCCGGTATTGATGATAATGGCGCTACTACTGAGCAATCAATTCTTACTGGATCTGTTCATGTTCCTGTAGTCAGACAGCAAGAATATAAGGAATTTATTGGTACCGAAGAGGAACCGGGTATTTGGACCGACCTTACTCTTACTTACGATTCAATCATCACTCAGTTTAAAGTAACATTCGTCAATGACAATGAGGAACAGAGTATCCTTGATATCCAGTATGTAGATAAAGGTGGAAATGCTGTTGATCCTCTTACAAGAGAAACTGATCCAATTTCAACTCCTACAAAGCCAAGTACGATCAAACTTGATTATACGTTCAAAGGATGGGATGGATCACTGACCGGGGTGTTTACTGACAGAACTATTAAGGCTGTATATGATAGTAAAATACGTCAATACCCAGTTAAATATGTTTCAAAAGGATTGGTCTTACAAGAAACTACTGCTCCATATGGGTCTTATGTAAAATATACAGGTGACACTCCTGTATATACTGCTGAGGAATCTGCTTATAAGTACAATCTGTTTAAAGGATGGGATAAGTCAGGATTTGTCGATGGAAATAAAACGATCAATGCAGTATATGAAACCTGCGAATACGTAGATGGATACTTTGATGGTAAGGATCTGGCCAATATGACACAGGTTGAGCTTTATACTCTTATGAAAATGGGGCTTGAAGCAAAATCATTATCATTAAAAGATACATTAGATTTCAAACTTGGTGTTGATTATAGCTATGGCGACATTGAAGAGCATGAAGTTATTTCAGTTGCGACTAAATTTGATGGAACAAACTATATTGACACCGGATTAAAGATCATGGAAAAAGACAGAGACTTTACGATTGCTATTGACTTTGAATTTGATTCAGGAAATAGTGTAAACTCCACTCTTGCTCAGTGTTTTCAGGGTGATGGTTCAAATGGATTCAGACTTTGGTATTCTCAGGAACCTCGTTTCTCATGGAATACTGATAGTATAACTCCATCTGCTGGAACAAATCGAGAGATTATTGTATTCCGTCATGAAGCTGGAAGTCAGAAGCTTTATGTATACAATTCAAACATGACTGGGAAAGAAGTGTCTTCTACTACTCTGAATGCGATTAGGATTCCAGAGCATAGTTCTACTCTCGTATTTGGATGTTCTAAAGCTGACGACGGAGCATATGAAAACTTTGCAAAAGGCACTGTACATTGGGCTAAAGTCTGGTACGCAGATCTTGGTGAAGAACAATGTATGGATATTGCTGCATGGATCCACGAAATAATCCCTATGGAAGTGGCTAAGTTTAAAGGATATTATCTGTCTGACGTTGCTTCAAAGAGAGCTAACATTACATTTGTTGCTTCAAACCTGTTAGGTACTGAAAAGCCTTATAATAATAAGAGCACAAATGCAGGTGGATGGGCTGAATCTTCTCTGAACACATGGCTGAATACACGTTTGCTTAAAGCTATTTCTCCTTTATGGAAAGCTCTGATCAAACCTGTAAAAGTATACTCTTCTATTGGTAATAAATCAAATGATACATCCGTATCTAATTGCAGATTCTATGTTCCATCTCTGTACGAAATTGATCCTACTGCTACTTCTGAACCATATATTTCTGAAACAAATGCTCCTATTGCTTATTTCACAGATGATGATACCAGAAAGAAAGCAAATTCTTCTACTCCTACGGAGTATAAATCTTACTGGACCAGATCTCCAAATGCTACAGTTGCAAACTGGCTGTATACAGTCAATGAAGCCGGTGGAACATATGGGTTCTCTTATCCAGGACAGAATTCTGGAATCTTACTTATGTTCTCAATTTCAAGTGAGGGGTAACCATTCCCATCTTATAAGGAGGATATCACATGTATTATAAAGTAATCAAAAATGATGAAGTCGTAGATGTCCTTAATCATATCCTGTATATCAAATATCAGGAGAAACATAGTCTGTTGCTTCTATGTGATATCACAGAAGCACAGGCTATTTTAAGTTCAGACGGAAAATATGGATGGCACATTGAAGGTCTCTATAATTTTCCGCCTGATAATGACATTTATGCAATAAAAGAAATTTCAAAATATGAATATGACAAATTGAAGAGGTGATCACAGCATGGCGTTAATTCCAACCTGGTATTCTGCATCAACTAAGCAAATTGCAGAAAAGGCTTTACAAAGAGGGGTGCTAAAATACCCAGGACTTTGTTACATCCAAGACAGTAAGAGTATAGCGTGGGTGACCATCGACAACACATTAGAATATGTCAAAGGAGATAAACAGATTACAGATGTAAAATGCATCGGATCAAATCTTATGTTTTTCTCTGGAGATAAACTGCTTTTCTCTTATGACATATCTATGACTGATGAAGATAAAGATCATATTATTGAAGAGGTCAAGAAAACAATCGGATTGGATAATTATGTCAAATCTTCTGAGCTTTCTACTCTTTTAGATAATATAATCGGTAATCTTGAAGATAAGTCCACTGTTGTAGACTATATCAATAGCTTATCTTATAACAAATTATTTGACGTACCTATTGTAAATCTTATAGGTACACTTACTGTTCCTGTGAAGATATCATCACTCGATGATGGTATTTATAAAGTAAAAGGCCAATGTATCATTGGCGGAAACAATACTACTGTTCAATCTTCTGCAGACGATGTTCTGTATCTTGTATCTCATGATGCTGATACTTCCAGCACAACAATCACAAAAATGCAAGGAAAATCTATTACATTGTATTTCATTCAGCAAGATGGTGAATATACGACTGATCGTTATGTCACTGAAAGCTGGATTAATGAACAGAATTTTGCAAGTGCTGATTCTGTAAAAGAATATGTTTCAAATATCATTGAAGAAACTGTTCTGGATGTTTTAGATGAACATATTGACTCTGCTTTAGACCGAAAACTCGGAGGTATTGATTCCGAAGATTTAACAAATATATTTCAAGGAGGAAACTAATTATGGCAAAATTACAGTTCGCTACACTTTCTAATCTTCAGGAGTTTTTAAATCTGCATAACGTACAGATCGACTCTAAAATCAGTGAGGCTGTCAAAAACTCAATTAAAACAGTATCTCAGTCAGAAGACGGATACACACTTTATTTCTACACAAAAACTGCTCCAGTAACTATTGATGAAGCAGCATTTACTATTACTATTCCTCAGCCAACAGGAAAAGCTGACAAAGTAAAAGGTGCAGTAAAAGGTCATCTTGCAGGATTAGATGAAAATGGTAATCTGGTAGATTCTGGAAAGACTGTTGCAGATTTCGATGCTGCTGGCGCTGCTAACACAGCAAAAACAGAAGTAATGTCTTATGTTGGTACCATTCCTGCTGATGCAAAAGCTAAAAATGTAGTTGCTTATATCAAAGAAGCTGTTACTACTGGTCAGTATGATGATTCTGCATTAAAAGCAAGCGTTGCAGCTAACACAGCAGCTATTGGAACACTAAATGGCACTGGTGACGGATCAGTAAAGAAAGCTGTTGCAGATGCAGTCGCTAAAATCGTCGCAGATGCTCCAGAAGCATATGATACACTGAAAGAGATTTCTGATTGGATTTCTACACATACATCTGATGCTGCTACAATGAATTCTCAGATCAAAACAAATAAAGAGGATATCACAAAGCTGAAGACTCTTATCGGTACTCTTCCAGAATCTGCTACATCCAAAGATATTGTAAGCTATATTGCTGAGTATGTATCTAAAGCTCTCGCAGACTCTGATCTTTCTCAGTATGCAAAAGCTGCTGATCTTGAAGCTGCTGTAGGTAGAATTGATGCTCTTGAAAAGAAATTACCTACATTAGAAGCTGCTGATAAAAAGAATGCAGAAGATATTACTGCTGTTAAAGGCAGAATGGATACAGCAGAAGGCAAAATTACTGCTGTAGAAAAAGATCTTGCTACTGAAAAACCGAAGATTGCTAAGAACACATCTGATATCACCGCTCTTAAGGGGCTTGTTGGAGATGGATATGAAGCAATTCCAAGTGCGTCTATCAAAGGTTTATTTACTGCGTAAAAATACAATTGATTTTATTGGGAGGAGAGCTGCAATGCTCTCCTTCTATTTTAAAAATAAAAATGGAAGGATGTGACTAATGCAAAATGAAAGAACAATTTCTTAATCTCACTGGATTAACAGAACTGGTTGGTTATTTGAAGACAAGTATAGCTAATCATAAAGAAATACTTCCATATGCTTCCAATAAGTTATTTCCGTCTGTTGGAGATATAAATACTATTTATATAAATACTGCTACGAATACTATTTATCGTTGGGATAGCTCAAGCAAAACTTATATTACTCTAGCAAAAGCCGTAAAGTCTGTTGCTATCTCAGAAAGTACTGAAAACGGAAAAATCACACTCACTGTAGATGGTAATAAAACTACTGTTCCTGTTCACGGATTAGGATCTGCTGCATATACAAATTCAAGTGCTTACTCTTCTGCCGGGCATACTCATACAAAAGCTCAGGTAGGACTTGGTAATGTAGATAATACAGCAGATGCAAATAAGAGTGTAAAACATGCAACTACTGCTGATAGTGCAACTACTGCAGGAACAGCTACAAATGTATCCGCTGGAGAAGGTACTGCTGATGCAGCTAGACATGTTTGGTTTTCTGACTCTACCACAGAGACAAAGCGAGCATACAGCGATAAGTTTAAATATAATCCTGTTACTAATAATCTGACGGTAAATGTTACAGGAAATGCTGCGACTGCAAGTAGTGTCGCATGGGGTAACATTACAGGAAAACCTTCTACCTATACTCCTTCTGCGCATAATCATAATGATTCAACTATTACTTCTCTCAACGCAAGTAAACTCTTTGGAACAATTGATATTGCAAGGCTTCCCCATGGAGCATTAGAACGTCTGGTTATTGTTGAAGATGATACTGCACGTTTTAAACTTACTACTGCTAATATTCAGCTTGGTGATACCGTAAAAGTAACTAAGACTGAAAAAATGTATTATGTTGTTGATGAGAGCAAATTATCTTCTGAGGCTGGTTATTCAGTATATACTGCCGGAACTGCTACTTCTGTACCATGGTCTGGAGTTACTGAAAAGCCTAGCAGCTATCCACCAGCGTCTCATAATCATGATGAACGTTATTATACCGAGACTGAGATGAATAGTAAATTAGCTGAAAAAGCTACAAAAGTACATACGCATACTAAAAGTGAAGTCGGATTAGGCAACGTTGACAATACTGCTGATGCCACAAAAAGTGTAAAATATGCTACTTCTGCAGGTAGCGCATCATCTGCCGCTGCTCTTACTTCTAATGCTGGATCATCAACTCAGCCAGTATATTTCTCAGGTGGTAAGCCAGTAGCTTGTTCATATACACTTGGTAAGTCAGTGCCTGCAGATGCATTATTTACCGATCATACTTATGGAAACATGAAGGGTGCTACTTCTTCTTCTGCCGGAAGTGCTGGTCTTGTTCCTGCACCTAATATAGGAGAACAATTAAAGTTTCTTCGTGCAGATGGTGCATGGGTAATCCCTACAAATACGACATATTCTGTAGGTACATCAAGTTACTTAGGAATAACTAAGCTTTATACTGAAACTGGGTCGGCTACAGATGGTACCATGACTCAAAATGCTATTACTTCTGCTCTTAACGGGAAATCTCCTACCTCTCATACGCACAATTATGCAGGAAGTTCTAGTTCTGGTGGTGCTGCAAACTCCGCAAATAAACTAGCAACTGCTAGAACCGTATCTGGTGGAACTGACATCACGCTAAGTTTTAACTATGATGGTAGTGGTAACTCCTCTGCAAATATCGGATTTTATAGTTCGTCTGCGAGTGTAGGCGACAAAAACAATTATCCATTCCATCGATTCGCAAAACTGGATACTATTGCTGCAAGCTATTCAGATAAATCAACCACATTCTTTATCTCACAGGATTATAGTGGTGGTGGCTTCGGTATTGTACGAATTGTATTACGTACGAATAACAGCAGCTTAGCATCGACAGTTGAAGTAAAATGGCTGGTTCGTTGTGGCTTAAGTGCGGATAGCGTACAAGTCGGAATTTACAATGTTTTTGGAAAGACTTACGCAGATGCCTTCTTTAAAACAGGAGGATCGTATGCTGGAACTTGTTTCCGTACACTTGCAAGTGGTGCGCGTGGTGGTATTAGCAGAACTTGGGTGCTGGTCAATTCTTCAGAAGTAAGTGGAACCTCTGCAACAGATGCAAAAACATCTACCGAGTGTTATGCTACTATTGCAGCTGCTGGTACCGCACTTCATAAACAAGCATATAGTAGTATCGTTTCTGGTACTGATAGCGGTACTGCATCTTATGCGAATAGTGCTGGCAGTGCAAATTCTGTTGCTTGGGGTAATGTTACAGGTAAGCCATCTACATTCGCACCATCATCTCATACTCATAACTATGCAGGATCCTCTTCTGCTGGCGGTGCTGCTACATCAGCAAATAAATTATCCACACCTAGAAAAATTGGTAACGCATCTTTTGATGGTACTGCTGATATTACCTTATCTCAGATGGGACTTAATGTTCCTGTTGAAATTACAAAAGCTAACTATCTTGCAAAAAAGAAAGCTGGAACTTTAAATGCAAATACCTATTACAATGTTATTGATGAATATGATTCTGCAAATGTTATTAACGACTCATCTGTAACAGCCAACAGTGCGTTTTCAAGTACTAAATCAGAAAAAACATATGCGAAGAAAAGTACACTTGTTAATACTACTCTCACAGCAAGTAAATGGACTGGATCTTCTGCTCCATATAGTTATGTATTATCCGTATCTGGAGTAACTTCTTCAAATATTGTAGAAATAGATTATGCTTCTAATGCTTCATCTGCTGCTATTGAAGCTTATCAAAATGCAATGTTAGCTGACGGAGGACAGACTACAAATCAAATTACTATAAAAGCAACCGAGAAACCAACTGTAGATATTCCCATTACTATTGTTATAAGAAATGATTTATAAAAGGAGGCGATAACATGGCAATTTATAAAGGTGAACAATGTCTTGCCGGAGTTGGTAAGAATGCAACTATTAAAATTGGTACTGCTAAAACAGGTACTTCGGCTGCGGTAACTAATTCTGGTACTGATACAGATGCTATATTGAATTTTACATTACCTAAAGGTGATCAGGGAGTTGGAATTTCAAGTGTTATCCCTCATTATCTTGCAAGTCCTAAATCGCAGGGAGTGACCAGATCAACTACTGGATGGGCGACTTCCGCTCAAGTTATGACATCTACAAATAAATATTTGTGGTGTTATCATGAATTTGTTTTGACAAACAATAATCATTTGTATACAGATGCAACCGTTATAGGTGTTTATGGAGATAAAGGTGATCCGGGTACAACTGATTACAATGGATTGAAGAATAAACCGGTCGTTAATGGAGCTGTAACTGCTTATCAGTCAGATATTATGAAATCTCAGTTGAGAAATGTGACATTCTCTACTGAAGAACCTAAGACAACTGATGGTAAACCTGGTGATATGTGGGTGGTGTATGGCGATGAGTAATATTAAAACTGGTGATATTTTAAACTTTGATTATACTGGTACTGTCCAAACTGTAACACTTCCTAAAGGTACATATAAGTTGGAGTGTTGGGGTGCTCAAGGAGGATACAGTTCTTCTAATTCAGGAATAGAGGTTGGTATGGGCGGAAAAGGTGGATACTCCGCTGGAACTATTACACTAAACCAAAAAACACTTATATATATTTATACTGGTGGAGTTGGTAGCATAAGTGGCAACGGTAAAGCAGATGGTGGATTTCCTAATGGTGGTTCATCTTGGGCTTCCAGCACAAGCGAAGGTGCTGGTGGTGGCGGTGGATCATCCGATATCCGTATTGGTACCGATTCATTGTATGCTCGTGTTATCGTAGCTGGAGGTGGCGGAGGTGGCGGTGAAGACAACGAAACTGGCGGATATGGTGGCGGTGAAACTGGCGGAACTTCAGGTTCTGGAACACCTGGTAGTCAAACTGCTCCAAGTGGATATTTTGGAATCGGTGGTCATACTTCCTATGATGGTGGAGGTGGTGGCGGTGGATGGTATGGTGCTTATCCAGCCGGTGGTCAAACAACTCCAGCTACCGGTAGCAGTGGAAGTGACACATCTGGCTCTCCTGGAGGATCTGGTTACGTTTATACTTCTGCTACAGCCTCTAATTACCCGTCAGGTTGTTTATTAAACTCTTCTTATTACTTATCTGCTGCTAAAACCATAGCAGGTAACACTTCTTTTACATCTCCCACAGGTTCATCTGAGACAGGGCACTCTGGGAACGGCTATTGTCGAATTACTGTTATTGAATGCAAGAATACGGCGCTATATACCAGAATAAACAATTCAATGAAAAAGGCTACTGCTTTTTATTTCAAATTAAATAATAACAAAATGTACGGCGTTGGATCTGCTAATTATAATGGTTCTGTTATGAATTTTGATTATACTGGTTCGGTTCAAACTGCTACATTGGCTCCTGGTACATATAAACTTGAATGCTGGGGCGCTCAAGGTGGGAATGGATCATCTAATGGTAATTCTAATATAAATGCAGTTGGTGGTCTTGGTGGATATAGTGTTGGCACCATTACATTAAGTAAAACACAAAAAGTATATATATATTCTGGTGGAAAAGGACAAACTAAATCAAATACCGGTAGCTATTCTACTGTTAATGGTGGATTTAACGGCGGTGGGTCAAATTATACTTGTGGTTCCGGAGGTTCTGGTGGCGGTGGATCGGATATAAGGATCGGAACTGATTCATTATATGCAAGAGTAATTGTTGCAGGCGGCGGTTCTGGAACAGGATGGACAATTAAAGGTGCCGCTGGCGGTGGAATATTAGGCTTATCAAACTATAATTCATCTTACAATAGTACTCAAACAGCAGGAGGAATAGCTTATACTTCAGCTTACAATATAATGCCCACAGCTGGCACTTTTGGTATAGGTGGCAATGGTTCCGGTTCTTCAGAAGGCGGTTCTGGCGGTGGAGGCGGCTGGTATGGAGGTGGCGGAGCCGGATATACGGGCGGTTCTAGTGGTGGATCAGGTTATGTCTACACTTCTGTCACTGCTTCAAATTATCCAAATGGTTGTTTACTTAACTCTTCTTATTATCTTTCTAATGCTCAAACTATTGCCGGAGATCAATCGTTCCCTGCTCCTTCTGGTTCTACAGAAACTGGTCATTCTGGTAATGGACATGTAAAAATCACTAAATTATCAGATGTAATATATCTTACTCATGCTAAGAACAACATAATGGATTTTAATTATACAGGTTCAGTACAATCTAAAACTCTAAAACCAGGTACGTATACAATAGAATGCTGGGGTGGCCAAGGAGGAACTTACAGTAGTTACATAGGCGGATACGGTGGTTATTCCAAGGGTACTATTACTCTTACTGAAGCAACTACTGTTTATATATCTGTTGGTGGGGCTGGATCTTCCTCTTCTACTGCTGCAGGATTCAATGGTGGAGGAACTGGTATTTCTTCTGGTAGAGGTGGTGGAGGAGCTACAGATGTTCGTATAGGTCAAAATTCTCTATATTCAAGAGTTATCGTAGCCGGAGGTGGCGGCGGAGCTGGTGTAACAAGTGCCAATGCTAATCCTTGTGGTTGTGGCGGTGGAGAATATGGTGGAGATGGATATTACAATGATACCACTGGTTCTTATACTATAGGTCAAAATAGATGTGGTGGTAGTGCCTCACAAACTGCAGGTGGCAAAACATGGAGCACGAGCACTCAGGCTACTTTTGGTCAAGGCGGAAATGCTTCAGGCTACTCTTGTGGTGGTGGCGGAGGCGGCTGGTATGGCGGTGGTGGAGCCTATGACAGTGATTCTGACTCTGATGGACGTTGGGGTGGAGGAGGCTCAGGATATGTTTATACCTCTTCTACAGCTAAAAATTACCCTAACGGATGTCTACTAAATTCTACTCATTATCTCACAAATGCTCAGACTATCGCAGGAAACACTTCTTTTACTTCTCCTACAGGATCAGCAGAAACTGGTCACACAGGCAGTGGATTCTGCAGAATTACAAATTTGAACCCAACACAATATGGATTATACGTAAAAACGAACTCTGGTTGGAAACACATAGATTTATAAAAGGAGGGCTTAACTATGCCGATTATATTTCACGGAACAGGTAGTGGCGGCTCTGCTAAAAAACTAAAAACCGCACGAACTATTAATGGTACGAATTTTGATGGTACAGCTAATATTACTACTGCTAATTGGGGAACAACAAGAACCGTTACTGTAGGAAATACAAGTAAATCTGTAAATGGATCTGGAAACGTAAGTTGGTCGTTAGCTGAAATAGGTATTCATCTTTCAACAACGGAACCTGCAGCTAGTGACGGAAAAAATGGAGATATTTGGATTACTTATGAATAAAAGACTGAAAGGAAGGTGAGGCTTATGGCTTGTAGTAATGGATGCGGAACTTCTTGTTCTACTGACTGCACTCATTCATCATCTGGTGGATGTGGTGGTTCTTGTGGTGGTTCTTGCTCTACTAACTGTACTGGTGGATGTTCTGGATATTGTGATGGAACTTGTAAGGGAGGTTCAGGAAGTACTTGTTCTGACTGTACTGCCAAATGTGCTAATGACTGTACCGGAGCTTGTACAAATGCTTGTGTAACCGGATGCACTGGCTGTGGGAACAACTGTGATGGAGACTGTACAAGCGCCTGTGCTCAAAGGTGCTCTAATGATTGCAATGCTGCATGTACTGCTACTTGTGCTTATGATTGCGAACATACTTGCACTGCTTCTTGTGCCAACGACTGCACCAGTTGTGGTGGATCTTGCTCAAGTAATTGCTCAGGAAATTGTGATTCCGGTTGTTATACTGGTTGTTATGGTTGTGATTCTACCTGTTCTGGTGGTTGTTCTGGCACTTGTAATACTACTTGCACTACCACTTGCGCCAATGACTGCACTGGCGGGTGCAAAGGAACCTGTACAGGTGGATGTGGTGGTTCTTGTGATAATTCATGCGGCTTTTCTTGTGAAGCTTCATGTGATAATAATTGTACTGCTGTTTGTTCTGTATCTTCTGTGTACGGTGGAAACTCAGAAAAGAGTGTATTGAATTTTGCTTATACAGGTAAAGCTCAATCTGTAACCCTTGAGCCTGGAAAATATGTTCTTGAATGCTGGGGAGCACAGGGAGGTTATCGTTCTAATTCTAGTTATGGTGGAAAAGGTGGCTATTCTACAGGAACTTTAACATTGACTCAAAAAACTACTATATACATATATGTCGGTGGATCTGGAAATTCTGTTACATCAGCATCAAATTCAATCTATCCCGGAGGTTTCAATGGTGGTGGATATAGATACAATTATAAAGGTGGTGGTGGCGCTACTGATATTCGTATTGGAAGTGCTTCTTTATACGCCCGTGTTATCGTTGCAGGCGGCGGTGGTTCTGATGGTAGTCCTAATTATAGTGGTGGGTATGCAGGTGGTGTATCTGGTACTAGGGGAAATTTTGGATGTGGTTCATATGGATATGGTGGATCTCAAACTGCTTCATATTCATCTTTAAGTGCTATTAATTCACAAGGCACCACAAACTCTTCTTCTAATTGTGCTGCTGGTTTTGGTTTCGGTGGTTTTGGATGTTATTACGCTTCAGGTTATGGTGGAGCCGGTGGCGGAGGATGGTACGGTGGACAAGGTACTTATCCTGATGGTTCTGGAGATGATGATGGCGGTGGCGGTGGCGGTTCTGGTTACGTTTATACTTCCTCTTCTGCTTCTAACTATCCTCAAGGTTGTCTTCTAAATTCATCTTACTATCTTTCTGATGCTTCTAATTTATCTGGCAATGAATCTTTCAAATCTCCTTCTGGTGCTACAGAAACTGGTCATTCTGATAATGGCTATTGTAGGATTACCTGTTATGTCAAAAAGAAAACTCTACATTGTAAAATGAACAATGAAATTAAAAAAGCAGCTCCAGTATTTATGAAAATGAACAATAAAATTTATGATGCTGGCGCTAATGCTGTAATGGATTTTGCTTATACAGGAACAGCTCAAGCTATATCACTTCCAAGAGGAAAATATATTATAGAATGCTGGGGCGCTCAAGGCGGTTCATATAGTAGTTATTATGGTGGTGCTGGAGGATATTCTGTCGGAACCATAACTCTAACTAAAAATTCTACGGATTTATATATTTATGTTGGTGGACAACCAGAAGCTACAACTTCAACAGGTGAAACACCTGGTGGATTTAACGGAGGAGGAAAAGGTTGTTCAAGAACTTATAATTATAGTAGTTATGGACAAGGTGGCGGCGGTGCAACCGATGTTCGTATAGGAAAAAATGATCTTTATGCTAGAGTTATTGTCGCTGGTGGCGGCGGAGGTTCATCATCAGAAAATTCGCTTACAACAAAATATGGCGGTGGAACTACTGGTGGTTCTTCTGCTTCTGGATATGGAGCTACACAAACTGCTGCAGGTACAAATGGTTCGTTTGGTCAAGGTGGTTCTGCAACAACTTCTGGAACTAATTATAATTATGGTTCCGGCGGTGGTGGAGGTGGATGGTATGGTGGTGGTGCATGTTCTGATTATAGTGACAGCACTAACTACCAAGGCTATAATGGCGGAGGTTCAGGATATGTTTACACTTCAGCTACTGCTGCTAATTATCCAAGTGGTAATTATGTAAATTCTTCTTACTACCTTACCAATGCGCAAACTATAGCAGGAAATCAATCATTTAAATCACCTGATGGAACAAATGAAACAGGCCATACCGGAAATGGTTTCTGTCGAATCACCCGTAAATCAGGAAAAATATTTGTAAAACAAAACGGATCATGGATCAAAGTGTAATGCTTTGGTCCATGTTTAAATTACAGGAGGAATTGTTATGAAACTTATTTTAAAAGATGGACAAGAACTAATTATTACTCGTGCTAACGATACATATTCATATGAAGGATATAAAGATGGGTTGGGAAATGATATGAATAGAAATATCGTGGCTACTATTTCTATCTTCAATTCTGATAAATCTTTAAACACTATTAAGGATATGATTACTGATGAAAATAGAACAGGTTTTAAAATTATTTATGGGAATACCCAGAAAGATTATACTGGAATGAAAATTGAAAGTATTTCAGAAGAAATCTCCAATGAAAGAAGTGTTATTAATATCTCATTAGCTACAGATAAAACCATAGCTCCTACTGAGACCACTGAAACAACAACAGAAAAAACTAAAGAAGAAACTAAAGAAAAAACGGAAACAGCTTCTGATAAATAATTAAGAATGAAAGGAATATAAGGATATGAGAAAAATAATCGTAAAGGTTGATAAAGAAAAAGCTACAGAGCTTGAAAGAGTTAATTTTGAATTAAACTTCGTAAAAGACATTGTACAGAGAGTTATTGAATCACATCCAAGCGATTTAGAACTCATCAATGGAGATACTCTTATGTCTTACAATAAACGTGGTGCAGAATTACAGAGAAAGTATGCTGCTCTTGCAAATGAGATGGCAAAGGAATACATCCCAGAATACCTCGAAGGTCATCAGTATAGTTGGATTATTCCAAATAATTCTGACGAAATGACTATTACTATTAAATGTAATTGTGAGATTCCAGAATTAGAGGGAATAGCATGAAAAGGACAGAACAATATTCGGACCAGATAGCTAGACTTTATCCATCTAAGAAGGTAAAAACCGATGACGGACAAAGAATATTAACACAGAGTATCACTTTTCAAGTAACTGATGATTGCAACCTTGCGTGTCTATATTGTTACCAAGGACACAAAGGAAAAAATCGAATGTCGTTTGAAACAGCTAAGAAATTCTTTGATTTAGTTGTATCAGGTGAAAAAGGTTTTAAATCTTATATCAATCCAGAGAAATCTCCTGGATTGGTTGTAGATTTCATTGGAGGAGAACCCTTTCTTGAGATAGAGCTTATAGATCAAATCTGTACTTATATTATGGATAAACTCATAGAGTTGGATCATCCTTGGGCCATGAAAACTATGTTCTCTATTTGTTCAAATGGTGTTTTATACAGAGACGAAAAAGTACAAGCATTTCTTCGTAAGTGGGCCAATAGATTATCTTTCTCAGTTACTATTGATGGGAATAAAGAATTACATGATTCCTGTCGAGTTTTTCCAGATGGTGGTCCAAGTTATGACATAGCTGTCGATGCTGCGTCAGATTGGATGAAACGTGGAAATCATATGGGAAGCAAGATCACAATTGCTCCGGGCAATATCAGCTTTCTATACGATGCTATTAAGCATATGGTCGATCTTGGATATGATGAAATCAATGCCAATTGTGTATATGAAAAGGGTTGGACACCTGTACATGCAACTGTTCTTTATGATCAAATGAAACGTATATCTGATTATTTCTTGGAACAGAATTTTGATTTTGAACGTGATTTCTTCTGTTCCCTTTATAATGAAGACTTCTTTCAGCCTAAAGATCCTGATGATTTACAAAGTTGGTGTGGAGGCGTTGGTAATTCAATGATTGCTTGCGATCCTCAAGGTCGCATATTTCCATGTATCAGATATATGGAATCTTCTCTTAATGGAGAGCAAGAACCGTACTCTATTGGTGATGTAGATAATGGTATAGGATGCACAGAATGTTATAAATGCAGAATTAATTGTATGGCAAAAATAGATAGAAGGACACAGAGTACAGATGAATGTTTCTATTGTCCTATAGCTGCAGGATGTTCTAATTGTTCTGGTTATGATTATCAAGTGAATGGTACTCCTGACTCAAAAGCTACTTATATATGTGTTATGCATAAAGCTCGTGCTCTTGGGAATCTGTATTTCTGGAATAAATATTATAGAAAAAATAATATGAGTAAGCGAATGAAAAACTATGTGCCAGATGAATGGGCGCTTGAGATTATTTCTGAATCAGAACTTAATATGTTGAAAGAACTTGAAAGAGAGGATTAAAAGCCTCTCTTTTTTATTGACTAAAAGGAGGCTTGATATTATGGCAGAAATTAAAGGAATTGATGTTTCCAGATGGAATGGAAACATCGACTGGAAAACTGTTGCTAGTTATGGAATGGGCTTCGCTATCCTAAGAATTACAGAAAAAGGAAATATTGTTGATAGCACATTCGAACCTAATTATAAAGGCTGTATTGAGAATAAAATTCCTGTTGGAGTCTATAAATACAGCTATGCTACTACTATTGCTCAAATTAAAAATGAAGCAAATGTAGTTATTAAAACATTGAATAAAAGAAAACTGGATTATCCTGTGTTTCTTGATATAGAGGATAAATGTCAGGAGAATTTATCTGACAGTTTAATGATGAAAATGATTGAAGCATTTAGAGCTATTATTGTCAAAGCTGGATATAAATTTGGTATTTACTGTGGTTATTCTTGGTATCAGTATCAACTACCAGAAGGTGCTAAAAAGTACGATGTATGGACAGCAAGATATCCTAATAATGATACCGGTGAATTACAGGAAAGATTAAGAGTTCCTGCTTCTACTGGTGTTATTGGATGGCAATACTCTAGTAAGGCAACCATTCCTGGTATTCCAACAAAAACCGATCGAAGTGTATTCTATAAAGACTATTCTAAATCTTCTACTACTTCTACAGACTCTCCCAAACCAACAACTACACAAGGAAGTGATACTATGAATAAAGATAAAGCTATTGATGCTCTTATTGCTTGCGCTGAAAATGAGGTTGGATATTTAGAGAAGAAATCTAATTCTCAGCTTGATGATAAAACTGCAAATGCAGGTTACAATAACTACACTAAATACTGGAGAGACGTATATCCTCAGTATCAGGCACAGGCTTGGTGTGCAGCGTTTGTGAGTTGGTGCATGATGAAAACATTCGGTCTTGATGTAGCTAAAAAACTCCTTAAACATTGGCCTTATGTATACTGTCCTACTCTTGGAAATCTCTTCACAAAGTATGCAAATCCACAGCGAGGAGACATTGTAATCTTCTATCGTAATGGTACATTTGCTCATACTGGATTAGTAACAAAAGTCGAAGGAGATAAATTTTATACTATTGAAGGTAACACTTCAGGAGGCTCTTCTATTGTTCCAAATGGTGGTGGAGTTTATGCTAAGAGTTATTATAATTCAAATCTCCCTGGGACAAAGTTTTGTCGTCCAGACTATTCTATTGTCACATCCATCTTAACTTCTAACACCTCTTCTACATCATCTACTGCACCTGTACAGCCATCTTATACTGCATGGGTAGGTTCTTGTACAGCTAATGGAACAGATGTATTCTCAGACGCTACAGGAGCTTCTAAGTTAAGTACATATCCTAAACTTAATGCAGGTAATCTTGTGGATATCATCGGTGAATCTGGTACAAGATATCAGGTTCGTATCGCTGCAAAATATATAGGGTATGTAGAAAAATCTAACATTAAAAATCCTAATACTCCTGCTGCAACAACTACAAAAAAATATCCATTTGTAGGAAAAGTAACTGCAAGTAAATTGAATGTTCGCAAAAAACCCGGTACTGAACATCCGTTACTTCCAGAGTATCCGATGTTAAATAAAGACAATCTTATTAATGTCCTCGGAGTTACAAAAGATACTAAAGGTGACAGATGGTACAAAGTATCAATCACTAAAAAAGAATATGTTGGCTATGTATCAGCCAAATATATCATTAAGGCATAAGGAGGTACGTCATGGGTATTGAACAGATACAGAAAATCCATGAGTTTGGTGAGATCAATGTGATCATATCTTTACTTCTTTGTGCAATGCTTGTTATAGCTTTAAAAGCTGGATGGGAGAAACTTCTTGATGTTCTTGGTCTCGAAACAAAAGCATCTCTACAGAAGAAAGCTTTAGAGAAGAAGTTGTCTGATATGGAACAGAAAATTGCTGATTTTGAGCAGTCTCAGCATAATTATCATGATCAGTCCATTAATATCAGAGATGATCTGAGAACAAATCAAAATACTCTGAGCACACAGCTTACTGATCTTACAACTTTGATGCAGAACTTTATAACTAATCAAGATGAGTGTACTGTAGCATCATTTAGAAGTTCTCTCTGGAGAATGCATAGAGACTTTATGGCACAAGGGTACATCACACCGGATGGATTAAAGACATTCCTAGAGATGGGAAAGCTTTATGAAAAGGCTGGTGGAAATGATATTTATCATGAGAAATTACTTCCAGATATTGAATCTCTGGAAGTCAGATATACAAAAGACAATGTACTATAA